GATTTACCCTTTGTCTTACCGGATGATATTGCAAGAAACTATCATATTTTTGGAGCCCCACGATGTTCAAACCCCTATACTGTTGAGAAAGCGTTTCATTTGAATTGGCATACCAAGAAAGAATTGGGTGTATTTCGTGGTTCGGCCACTGGATGTGGGTGGACCGTTGAAACCAACCAGCGTCTTGAATTGTATTATGTTGGACAAAAACATAAAGACCTATTGGACGTTGCGATCACTTCACAATACTTTCATTTCAAAAAACATGTTTCAGACCCCTATGTCCAGTTTTTTCAAGATAAACGAATTCAAGCGACGCCAGAAAAGTCGTTAACGTTAATTGAGCAATCCGAGTACAAATATTTAATTTATGTGGAAGGAAATGTATTGGCCTATCGATTATCCTCTATGTTTGGAATGAAGTCGGTAGTTATCTATGTGGAAAGTGAATATCAGCCTTATTATAATAGTCTACTAGTGGACAAAGTAAATTGTTTAAGGGTTAAAGAGGTTCAAGACATTCCGAATTTAATTCGATGGTGTAAGAAAAATGATCATCAATGTCAACAAATTGCAGAAAAGGGTTATGCCCTCTATACAAAATATTTTAGTAAAAAGGGCATTTTAGATTACGCCAAATATTTATTAAATCGTATTAGTTCGAGTGAACAATAATATCATATAATATGAGTGTCTCCTATGAAGAGATGACTGATAAAGTAAACTCGTTTAAACCCTAGAACAGTTATTTCGATATTTTAAAAAGAAAGAGGTTTCTGAGATGTTATGGCATCTTCAGTTTAATAGAAGGCTCTTGTATTTAATTCAAGAATACAACACCGAAAAAGTAAGAAAAACTCCTCATATTTATGAATATTTGGTTGAGTGCGATGTGCGACAAGATACTGCATAAAAAATGCAGCATCTTATTTAATGCTTAGAATAAGGGTTGGTGGGTGACCAATTCTTGTGCCATCATTCCTAGCGCACCCAACATCGCCAGTCTTCCGTGATTCAACTCCGAATCGATGTAGGTCTCTTCTGGTTTCGGTAATTCAAATCCAAAATCGCCTGGCGTATACTCTTCCAGAATCGTAAATGGCTTTTTCGGATCCCATCCCAAATTTAACGTTCGAAATTCACTCATCAACATCAGAGTCACTACGCCAAACTGTATTTCCGATGGAAGTGTCTCAAATCGATGAATCCCCAGTGTTGGACCATCGAACAAAGGGATCAGTAAAGAGGCTACCATTGCTAACCGTCCGTGTTTGAGTTCTGCTTCTCGTAAAAACAAGGGCTGGATGGCGACTACATTCGGAAAGAGAGGTGCTTTGAAAGGATAACGAAGCGCGCTGCAAATCGGAAGAAACCATAGAAAACGCATACTTTAATGAGGTTAATTCTTTAATACATTTTACAACTATTTAATCATCGATTTTTAATCTAATAATATGTATGTTGAAAAAACAAATACTATGTATTCTAGTTGTAATTTATATATTATTTTCATTTACAGCACAATACAAAGAACCTTATACAAAATATCCTTGTAATCAAGAATTAACGGATGCCGAATACATAGATCATATGATAACGCATCACGAAGTTGCTGTTTATATGAGTGAAGGTCATTTACACAATACAAAAAATCCAATAATCCTTGATATATTGAGAAATGTAATTAGATTACAAAAATATGAAATAAATTTAATGAAAGATTCAAAAATAATTAATAACACGAATGATCAATTTAATGATGAGATGAGTAATAAAAACTTTAAAATGAATAATTCATATCGTTATACACAAGGTGACTTTGCAAAACCAAATACACCTTTTTTAAGTAATACATTTTGCGATCCTGGTTTTTTTGATATGTCCAAAAATGAGAATTTACATAATATGACAGATGCGATGTATATCCAACATATGATACCACATCATCAGGTTGCGATTGATATGAGTAAAAAAATATTAAAAAAATCAAACAATGACTTTATTATAGATTTAGCGTACAACATAATTCATAATCAACAATTAGAAATCACCAAGCTCTATTACTTATCGAAATCAAAAAATATGTTTGAAAGTAATATTTTATAACGAATTTTGTCGAGATGTAATACATTTTACAAATAATTATATGGTTACATGGAACGTACTTCTGCGAGCAAATCTTGCTCGGTTCTTCCACCGTCGTATTGTTTCACTACTTCGCCATTGTCCATCACAAACATGGCTGGATATCCAGTGACGTTCAACTTGGAAAGCAGTTTTTCCACGGCTGGATTAGAGGCATCCGTTGCATCAACCGCGACCATTTTATCCGACTGCTTCGCAGAGGCCTTGTCCCAATCTGGTTTCAGATTCTTACAGTGAACGCAGTCTGAACGAGTCACCAGTAACAATACTTTTTTGTTTGCGATATCTTGCATTACAGTTTGTGGATTCGATTCAAACCCTTCCCGTACAAAAAGAAAATACACGAGTAATAAAACCAAGATGACTCCGTATACCAACGTGTGCTTCATATTCTATTCCACTATTATTTTTTTAAATAATCTGGTAGTATTCTATGTATACCAATTTAATCTTATTGATCGTATTTGCCATTATTTCGCAGTATCTCTATAGAAGTTATAAATTGACCGAGGAATTGTTTGAATCCAATGAACATTATCAACTTGTTTCGGATTACTTTATAGGTGAACAAATGAGTAAACGAAAACCCATCTTGTGGATTCATACAAGCACAGAACTCAATGCTCGAAATTGGGATTCCTTTTATTCCAGAAGCAATAAGAAGCTGAATCAGCCTTATTTACAAATTACCATGAAAAGCATTTACGACAAATGTAAAGATTCGTTTAATGTATGTTTAATCGACGACGACATCTTTAGACGTCTCTTGTCATGGAACATTGACTTGGAAGACCTTGCAGAACCGATGAAAAGCCATTATCGACAATTGGGAATGAGTATGCTTTTACATTCCTATGGCGGAATGATTGTTCCTCAATCCTTTTTATGCGTGAAAAATTTGATGGATTTGTACAATCAAGGTTTGTCAAAACACTCCATGTTTGTGGTAGAAAATACCACACGAGATAGTCATTTGGCGGAGACGTATTATCCCGATACGCGTATGATGTCGTGCAAAAAAGGATCTCTTTGCATGAAACAATTGATTGAGTATCAAGAAGCATTGTACAAGGACAAGACAAATCAACCTGATTTCGAAGGCAATATACGCATTTGGTTGAATTCGAATGAACTGACCATCCTAGATGGAAAGGATATAGGGTTGAAAAAAATAAATGGGACGCCCGTCTTACTTGAAGAATTATTAGGGACGGAACACATCGAGTTGCCTGCAACCACTTACGGGATTGACTTACCTCAATCCGAATTATTGTCTAGATCTAAATATAGTTGGTTTGCACGAATGTCTACGGACCAAATTTTAAAAGGCCATTTGTTGATTGCGAAATATATGTTGGCATCCTATTAAGGAAAAATAAAAATATTGGTTATGTTATGTACGAATCACGAAGACGTAGACGTAGCCGTAGAGGAGGTGGTTCATTATCCCCAGCACTTTTAGGCGGGCGAAGCCGCAGGAATCGCCGCGGAGGATCGCACTTTCCGTTGTCTCCCGCGAATGTGGGTAGTTTGTCTCCCAACGCGGATAAGTATATGAGTAGTCGCGGGATTGATGGTGCAGGCATCACTGGTTCGGATGGCCAAAGTGGCCCAATGACACAGGCACTTACGGCAGGCTATCGACGCCGTCGAAGCCGTCGTGACCGACGTTAAGGCTTGCTCAAGTAATCCATTCCCATAAAGGTTGCGTAATACAGCATACCAAAGCAAACACTCTTTATCAATAAACCACTTGTGGTGTCTGTAATGAGGGTAGGAGCGATACGCACCAAAAAGGTATGTACCGCTGATGTTTCATAGATGAAATACAACAAGGCAATCATAATGGGGATACGAAATTCATCCGCGAATCGTTCCAGTTTACTTTCCACGTGAACCGGTTGTGATTCAATATACGGGGCCGGTTTGGGTGGAATATACGTGGGCGTAATTTGAGGATCCGCAACGTGTTCGAGGGTCTCGCGTGGAATATCTCTCGAAGGCAATTCCGTTTTTGTGTTATACGGAAGATCGGTGATATTGGTGGCCATACTAATCCTTTAGTAATTTGTAATGGAACCTTTACGCAAACCGAACCGTTTTTTTGGTGGAACTACACTTAATGTTGTTCGGTTTGAATTGATAACATTTGTCTTTGTAGGCGTATGTTTGTTCTTCAATCTCTTGCAAAGAAGGACCCTTGAATTGTAGACATTTTTTTTCTTGGCAACTTTTTCTAAAGAGGGTGGAAAGACCGAACCCTAGAATGACCGCAATGATCATTCTACCGTAATGAGACTGCATAAATTTTCGAATCTGCATATGTACTATCTGTACATTTTATTGTACGGGTATCTTTTTGGCATTTTTACAATCGACCAATTTGGCTGAAAATTGAAAACAATTGTCTGCATTATCTTTGTATTGAATGTGTTTCAGGTTGGACGGTGTAGGATACACGACAATGGTTTTGTATTCCATCGGTGATAAATAGAGAAAAACTGCTCCCACTAAAAAACTCAAGACGAATGCAATCAAGTAGACAATCTTCATACTTTACGCGAATAAAATTACTTGGACCTTATGGTCGATATTTGACCTATAAAATGGCACTTACAAATCCAAAGCAGAGACATGTTTTTGTATAATTGAAATATTTAGGTGACAACACAACAAAATGAATATTCTTCATTCTACTCTCGCCGATGCAATGATTCGTCACAATAAATTCAAAGATGCGATATTAAACTCTGTTTGACCGAAGAAACCCGTCAAGATTGTCCTAAAGGGACTCGAAATGCCCTCTTGACCGAGAACAACTGTAATGGTTTGTGGATTCCCTAGCGGAAATCTTCCGAGGGCAATTGGCATTCATTCGAGCATACTAACCGTGAGTTCGTAAATAAAATTGAAACTATTTGGTGATATACCAATGACAAAAGACACAATGTCCAACAACTTCCCCGAACTCGCCGAACTCACCGCTCAAATGTGCACTCGATACTCATCGATAGCAGATGAAGTGACGAACACGATATTAGGCAACATGTTCGAATGGCGAGATCGCGAACTAAAGTTAGCCCCAGAAGGCCTACGATACACGCTCCCAACCCTGGAGGCGTTCTTTGAGGCCACTGAGAAAAAGGCAAACAACCAACATGATATGGAGTATGAACACGCATTCACTGAAATGTTCCAGCTTGCAGAGGCTTGATTTCCTACTTAGAATTCGAAAGAAGTATTTTTTTCGAGTACATTTGATCCGTCTTCAACTTCTCTGGATCAATCGGACAATTTCCGTACACTATCTCCTTACTCAACAAATCCTCAGACCTAGAATGCTCTCCATATGTTTTGTGGCATTGTGATGATCGAAAATTATCGTTCCAACTTGTTAAAATTGAAACTAAATGGATTATACAATTACACCAAAACAACACATACAATGAACATCCACGAGTATACGTACAACACGCCTCTCACCGAGCGTCAAACGAAACGACATAACAAATTCAAAGGCGCCCACGGTAATCTTACCAAAAAACGTTGCAAATATATGAAGCGTCTTGTTAAGACTATCCTAAAGGGACACGAAGTATGTGGCTGCCCAGAGGAAGTATCCATTGCACTTGTAAAGAAGTATGTGGATGCCCGCATGGACAACCGTGACAAGGTGCGTGAGACGTGGCAAGAGATTGTTTCCCTAGCGAGAAACATCCATCCCGACCGTATAATCCTTCCCAGTATACTTGATGAAGGTGGACCAGAGGTATATCACCATAACTTTATGTGGGTGTATGAAAAAACAGATATCGTTTCACATCGGTGATATCGGATCTGTTCAATTTTTTTTCGCAAAATTGAAACATAGGATGAACTCACATAAAGATGTTCGTATATCAAAACGTCCACGTTTTTTCGTGTATCAGACTGCATATGCAACCGACTTTACACACTATGTAAACTATGAGTATAAGGATTTTGCTTGAAGGCATCTAATAAATCCGGAGCATTCCGGTAAGGTTCCGGGTACTTATTTGGATTGCGACTTCCCCCATACCTCTCCATACTGGGTGGTACACTGGCAATCGCCGCTCCATTCACACCACCCATATAGGAGGTATGCATCGTGGACCTGTTCGAGGTGGTGGTCTGATTGATAATGGGGGCAAACGTCTGTGTGTTCCCGCCAGCAATACGTCCAGGATTTGCCCGATTGGAGGTAATTGTAGCGTTGGATTCAGCGTGGTTCGACATGGGTTGGGGAAGCATACTTGCTCCACCCATATAAGAGGTATTCGTCGTGTCTCTCTGGTTTTGAATAGGCTGATGTTCATTGACTTGGTACCCACCATCGGTGATGGCATGAAAGGGTCTTTGTCCCATCGAGTACGGACTGTACATGGTCCCCTCTTTCACGGTTGGAGGCGCCACTTCCGTAGAGATGGGTGCATTCGATACAGAACTCCCCAATCCTCCTAAACGAGTTAGACCTACCAAATCTTCTTTTCGAGTTGGACGAACCAAATCGACTAGAGGGGCAGTAATGGCTTGGACCAATCCCTGGATGCCACCAAATGATTCCGCTTGTGCAATAGAACGATTGGTAGGAAGCAATTTATAAGAGTCCATATTGGAATTGGAATGGGATACATTGGACGTAGCGGGTGTGAGACCAACCGCCCCAAACTGCTGACGATGATCCATTCGATACAATCCTGGTTTAGACTGCTGTTGCAGACCCCCGGCAGCACCCGTATAAGCTTTGGTTGTGGTGGCTCTGTGCACATTAGGATCGGGTTGTTCAGCACGAAGGGTGGGTCCAATCTCTGCTCCCGTAGTAGTCAAGTAACGTTCGGGTGTATTGACAAAATATTTGTCCGGTAAATGTTTTTCGACTTTTCCTTCAAACCCTAAATTCTTGACCAGCGTTTGGGCAGGCCCTTGATGACCATCAAGACCAAACGTTTGCTTTGGATTGGTTAACACTCGCAACTCGTCTACCGTACGGTCGGTCCATTTCTCCCGTGCGTCCATTCCCGAATTGAATCCGTTGTTACCTTGCGCCGAGTATCCTTGGTTCAGACCAGGTCCTACGTGTTCTTCTTGCCACGGTTTTACATTTTTCATACCTATACTAGGATTGACTCTGGACTGGTAAAAATTACTTTGGTTCGGTGCACCATTTGCCCATTGTACATTTTCTTGGGGTTTGAAGAGTGGTGCTCCTTCGGTTTTTGCAATGTGAAAGGTTCCTCCACCGCTAAAATTATCCAAGATTTGATCTCGATTGAAATTGGTGGTGGAATTGCCTATATTCTTCATTTTTCCAAAATAGGGTGTCATTTGCTTCGTATAGTCCTGGACATTGACTTCTCGTCCAGCTAAATCGGTAAACGGTTTATCCTTACTTTCCACTGCATTCGATTTAAAATATTTGTCCGTGGATTGATTTGGAGCATTGTAATGGTTGACGGAAACGGTTTCAAATCCTTCCTTTTTTTTTTGATTGGATACGACATACAACCCACCTAAAGCAATGAGGGGTATCGCTAATTCCATATATTCCTCTAACATTAAAACTCGAAGAAATTCCAAGGATTTAAAAAAATACTTGAAATCATTCCAATGTCTTCATGAAATCATTCCAATGTCTTCATGAAATCATTCCAATGTCTTCATGAAATCATTCATATCTCTTGTACCCATACTCGAGTTACAGTTTTGACAGATAGGTTTCAGATTATTGACTTGGGTCTGACCTCCTTTCGATTCAGCTACAACGTGTCCGCAATGAAATGATGATTGGGTAATATCCGTAGATTTACAACACCAACACTTGGCCTTTCCAATCTCTTCGCCAATGTTTTTATTCCATACCAATCGTTTGATAGTGGACGAGATTCCCTTTTTTAGTTCAGATTTCTTTAGTTTATCGGGCTTGGGTTGGGTTGGTTTATTGCTTTGGTTTATCAGGGGTGGTTCATCTTTTCGAATTCGTACAAACATCCCCTGAAGATATTCTTTGCGTTGGACCTCATTTGAACCATGTAGGTCGTGTTTTGGTTCCTCTTGTAGAAATCGTCGAAAATCGTCTGTGTAAGGTCGGAAGAGTTGAAGATTTTCATCAATCTCCGCGACAAGAAGCTTAATCAGCTCGTCCCTTTCTTCCTTGTAACATTCTCCTTTCTGAACACAATCGGGGATATAACAACGCATATTTGGACCCATCGGGTTAACAATATGATGCGCGATAGTGTTTGCTCGACGATAAATACGTTCTCTCAATTTGTCATGTTCTTCATACTCCTCTGGAAAAGACTCCTGAATTTTCACACGTTTCGAAACGATTGGATAACGCAACATAGTATACCTTCCTTTACAAGATTTAAGCGAATCAATTTTTTAAGGTGGTTGCCCTTCAATAAAATTGATTATTTAAGGAGAAGCGTTTCAATGTAACCTTGAAGAATGGATCAATTACGTTTCGCATTCAAACTATACCGAATTGGATTCCGCTTGTTCGGCCCCAAACATCGTTTCCATGAAGAGTATCATGAAGCGTTGGACATGCTCAATGTACGCGGTCACTGGCTTTACCTTTATGACAGTCTAGACGGACCGAATGGAGAACAAGTTTGTGAAGCGCTGAAAGCGTGGTTGGAAGCTTATCAAGCGAAAAAGGCAGGAGACCGTGAAGCGATCTCTGACGAAAAGCGACTGAAACGTCACCTCCACTTGTTGATCTACGACGAATTCGTCGAGGGAGAACACGGATATGTGAGCGACGACGAACTCTAAAATGACTCAAGCATCAATCGATATCCATGAAGGTGGACACAAATCGGTTGTTTTTTTATCGTAGTTGGCCGCCCCAAACCACGTTTTCGGATAACACACTAATTTGTTCGGAGTTTGGTTTAGATAGGCTGCCCACCAACTGAAGGCACTATTGGCAATAATGTGATGGTCAGAGCAACTCATCAGTAACAACTGTTCCCAATCTTGCATATTGTCTTCGGCTTTGTAAAAGTTGAGCTCTGGAAATTTTTTTTTGATACGTCTCATTCGCTGTTTCACGGGAATGTTATCCTTCTCTTCACAAAAATAAATAATGTTCCAGTTGTTTTTACGAGTTCGTTTCAGAATTTCCTGGATTGCTCCAATGTAATATTGATCCTTTAAAATGTTGTGATGCAATTGAAGACTCGTATAGTCTCCAATCCGGAAATGCAACGAGATGGTCTCGGTTAACGTAAGGTACTTGTTGCGTACAATTTCCTGTTCCATTTTGAAATTGAGTTTCTTGTAAATGGCTTCAAAGTGACGGTCAAAATATTTGTAGGATTGAAAATATCCGACCAACATTGAATTTGGTTTGACAGGGATTGGAGTGTAATGAAATCCTTCTTCAAATACTTTCGGTACGGTTTCACAATTCAAGGTGGGGTCTATCCCCTCTTTAAGACGCTTTAAAATGGTATCCCAATAAGTGGGTCGTATGCTACCATCTGCCTTAAATGCGGGGAAGACTAGTTTTTCGCGGTGTTCCATTGCATAGGCAATCGCCGCACATATTTGAAAGAGTTGGTTTCCCAAACCTCCTTGTAAATACACGGAAATCATTATGTGATGTTAGAAGACTATAATGTGACAAATTAAACTAATACTTTCCTAAAAAAAAGGGTTGCACGTTAACCGAGGATCCATGTGGCAATCCTTGGTCCGAAAGTCCGAGTCATCAACTTCGTGTTAAACTCGATGAACCACGATGCAATCCGTATCGTCATATATGCGATGACTAAGGAAGAGGTTTCGATAATCATCATCATCGCAAGACACGTCCACAACAACGAAGGAGTCACATACGTCTTGTAAGTCCACCACGCTAGGTATGGAAGTACGCACCACTTAAAGAGGAACACTGCGAGTTGAACACGCATTTTGTAAAGAACTTTTATACGTGAATAGTGCTCACTTCATTTCAATTTTAATCACTATCTAGAATATTTGCCATTTTTGACAAAGGTATCGAGTACAAACAGCGTAAATATACCTAAAAATACGTATAAGATAAGCTCTTCTGTAACCTGACCCGTTTTTTCGTCACGCTGTTCTTCAAGTAATGAAATCATATAATTTAATTTTTCCAGTAATTCGCTCTCGTTACTCTTATACGTGGTATCTAGTAAAGGAGCATCGTATACATTAGGCATACTGTCCGGTTCGGGTTCCGGTACTTTACGATTGATGGGTTCGGGTTTAGGTGGAGGTGTATAATTCGATAGAGGGTCGTCCTCTGTGTCTAGCTGTTTCGTACTCACTATTTTTTGACGAGGCCGCTTGATGTGTTCTTCTGGGAATGGAGATGACCATGACATTAACATTATAATTTTAGTATATTAAAATTATACTGTTTTACGGAAATAAATATTGTACTTTAGTATGCTCGAGTATGTATTTATGGCGTTATTTGTCCTATTGTTTGTGAAACCAATGCGATGGACCACCTCTATTAAAGTAGTAGAGTTGGCCATGTTGATTTATGTGTCGTACAAACAACCGTTGATGGGTATCCTTTGTGCAGCCATTTTCATTCGACAATTCCCCGTGGAAGGGATGGTCGTTCATAAAAAAACACCCGTTCGTATGGCATTAGATGAACAAGTCCGTCCTAAAGATTCGAATTCGATTCGTGCTACAAAAACGGGAGGTGTACCTCCTGAAGTAGCCCTATCCGGACTAATCGCGAAACCGTACGTGGAAAATCATACAGGTAATTATACCCCCTTTTGATAATATAATACCATGAAGAACTATGTATGCCTTTTTAGGTTTATTGATCCTTTTACTCGTATATCATATAAAAGACCGAGAAGGGTTTACAATCCACATTGAAGGGGGTATGGATGTGACGCCCATACAATCTATCCAAGCTGTAATGAATGGAATCCACGGAAGTATACTCCGTCCAATGTATTCTACAATGATGGGATTCATTCCTTATAAACACCATTATCGAAAATTGCGTCGGCAGTTTAGATAAATTTGTTCAAGGTCACAGGAAATCCGTGACCAAACAATATCATATAAATTAAAATACACGCAGAGATTAAGATACTTCTATTTTCAGCTACACGGCTGGATTGCTTGAATCCGAATATCATGAATGCGTAGAGTATCATTCCGATTATGCTAGAATGGACCAACATCATCAACCCTCGTTCCATTCTATATGATTGGAAAATATATATATACAGTATATGCGTAAACACACTAAAGCAAAAAAAATCAGAAATAAAACAATAAAAAAATACAAAACAAAAAAATCAAAAGGGGGTATGTTCAAAAGATTATTCAATAGAGCAGCACCAGCACACACCTACCTGCCCATGGTCGACGACGCAGAGGTACCCACACCAGCACCACCACCACCACCACCATCAGCACCAGCACCACCATCAGCACCAGTACCAGCACCAGTACCAGTACCAGTACCACCAGCATCAGAACCGCCAAATGGTGCAACAGTAACGCGTTATGATAATCTTTTTTTAGATTTTACAAAGGAAGATATCTCAAGTTTGGAAAAAAAAATGGAAATTTTTGGAGGAAACAACTTATTACAAATGATTGTAGGTATGGGTGACTATATTCGTCCATTCAAAGGAGATGACATGCCCAATACAAAGGCTTATCCTAATTATGACATATATGTTATTTACACGGGTTATAATCTAGCCGCTCCTGAATTAAAAATTCAGGAAAACCTCGATGCGATTGTGGATAGTGATAATCCTAATAGAGTAATATGCAACATTGATTTAGAAAATAAAACTCAAGTCAATCTATTTACGGATGTGTTCAATCATAAAATTAATACCATCATCTTTGGTGACTCAAAGGTGGCACTATTGCCCCAAGATTCAGTTGAGTTACTAAATTATGATGGTGAGGGTAGGGTGGACGTGCCTTTATCATTAATTTATTTCCCACCAGGACAACGTGGTATAGAATATAATACTATATATGCATCTTCTTCAAGTCCAACCAAATCAGGAGGTATTCAACGTACCTTCATAAGAAATCCAAACCGGGTTAGCTTTACGTTGCGTAAATAAAATACCATATTATGTTATGAAGAAGCCTTGGTTATTCTTACAAAATGGACTACGTAGTCTCAATAATTCAAAGGTATTTACAGGCATCATGATGATTTTAATGAACGTGGGTTCAAAATACATTACCGTCAAACTGTCTCCATCCCAAGAAGCTTACTTCCGAAATAACATTGCACGCGAAATGTTAATTTTTGTGGTTTGTTGGATGGGTACTCGTGATCTTGTCATCTCCATATTCTTAACGGCATCCTTTTACGTGTTGACACAACACTTGTTTAATGAAGAAAGTCGATACTGCGTATTACCTAAAAAATACCGAGAATTTCATTTGTTATTGGATACTAATAATGACGGCATTATTAGTCAACAGGAAATCACCGATGCAGTGAACATTCTCGCCAAAGCCAAGCAACAACATTCGAATCAACAACGAAAAGAATTACACACTTATTTTGAAAAACATAAGTGATTTAAACAATCTGTGGAATGGATATAGATGAACCGTCAAGACTTTTACAAAGAATTGGATCAAAATAACTCGATTTTGATTGTATTCGTGACCGGAAATAATTGTATCCCTTGCGAACGAGCAAAACCTTTAGTCCAACAAAAAATGAAGACCGTATCGTATAAACTGATACAATTGGACCGTGACAAGGATGCGGATATTTATGCTGCATTACGTAGTAAAAAACAGATCAAGGGGGTTCCTACCTTATTGGCCTACGAAGCGGGTAATTATACACTCAACGCAGACCTCTCTGTATCAGGTGCAAATCCGTCGGCCATTGAAGAGTTCTTTAACCAATTAGAACTTCTTTAGATCAACGCGAAAAAATCGAATATAAATGAAGTCCAAGTATAACTATGAAATGAAACGGCTTGTGGTTTCGTGTAAAAGCACAAAGACCAATGGAGTTGTCGGTGTACAAGAAGTAATCTTTACACCGTTTCAAGGCACACCGAACCAGTGCATACATCGTTTCATGCGTAGAATCAAACGTATACTTCGACAAGTGGATGACTTGCGAGACGTTACCCTATACATTAAAGCGTTAAATCTATCCAATGAAATGCATCAATGGATCATTTCTATTGCAGATGTATTAAAACTTCCCATTGACTTTACCAAAACCATCTTTTTCGTGATTCACAAAAAACATACCCTATTATTTCTTGGTAGTCTTAATGTTTGAGATTTAAAAGGACTGACTTTCTTTGTTGTACCCAAACAAATTGGCCATGGATAAAATGGTCCACGCGGGTAAATCAATGACGAAAACACGAACTTTATCCGATGCTTTCAAGTAGTTTTGTTTGACGGCCAATTTAAGCGCTTCACTTCGATGATGCCCATCAATCACCGATCCAGTATTGGATGTAATCATCGGGGGTTTGGATGCACGTTCCAGGATCGTCTTTGTATTTTTATTTAAAATGTCCTCTACGCGTGAACGACTTATTTCATTTTGAGTTGGATGCAATTGGTGGATGGATACTTGTTTGAAAGACCCTTTCACCTGTAAATGGAAACGTTTGTTTATTTTAGAAATAAGAGCACGAGCCTCTTTTACACTAGGAAATTGAGGCATCATACGACGTGGCAATTGTCCAAACCCAAGTTGTTTAAATTCAGGATTCACACACTGGTTGTTGTTACACAGGTCATCTTTTTTATTTTGATGGGTGGTTGGGTTAGACAATAAATGGTCTGTGCGATCATCAAACCGAATACGCTGTTTGAACATACGTGTGGCCAATGCAGAAGGGGACATTTTACGCGTCTTCATGACTAAGATGCGTAAAAAAGTGTAGACATTTACCTAATAAATTCGATGATGGAGGCCAATACCTCTTCGAGTGTAGTCTCGTCGTTTTCAATCACCAGTTTGGATGAGTATCCATTCATCCAAGTCTCGTGCTTTTCATGACATTGGGTTAAATACTCAAGTGGAATTTCTTCCCCCACACGTGCCCGTTTTTTGCAACGGGTAAATGCGGTGGTAGGCTTGCATCGAATATAGACAATGGAATTTACCGGAATTTCTTGTTGAAAGGTGTGAAACCACGTTTTATAAATCGTAAACTCTTCGTCCAACATTTGTCCCTGTTCGTGTAACATACTTGCGAAAATGTTGTAATCGGTTAGCAAACATCGTTCCGTAAGAATGATCGAATTCGGATTCGCTTGAACTGCCGCCTGAATCATGGTGAGACGTGAAATGTAGGCCATCATTTGGAAGGAAAAGGCATATTTTGACGGATTCGCGTAGAAGAGCTCTATCATATTTTTGCCATCTTTACTCTTGATTTGTTCCCATTGACTTACTGGTTCGTCTACATACACGATGGGTACGCCGATATCGGGATAACGCTCGCGCATTGCTTTCAAAACGGTTGATTTTCCAGAACCAATATTTCCTTCTACGGAAACAATCATTGTATATATAGAATCCAAAGACGGAATGTTCTGAATCAATTTTATGAAACTTGTTTGAAGAATGCTAAACACGTTTCGTCTTGAATAAAGTCATTCAATCGTAGGTTGGTTCCACGAACCATACTGCTTGGTTTCAACAACTGTTTTTTGTCAAAGGTATTGTGTTGATGAGAGACCACCAAGATGGTTTTCATAGGGTCTAACTGAACCATAGGTATGGTATAATTTTTCAAAAAATGTTTTTCTTCCCCCATCGTCGCAGATTCATCGTAGGAAGTCTGTGCTAACAACGATCGTTTCAATGCAAACGTCCCTGCAGTGGCATGATTCGGGGCATACGGACCAAACTCCACGATTTGATGGATATGGTCAAAGTACACGTGAATTCTACTGGAACCTGCACACAATGCTTCACTGTTCAATAAGGTATCCACGGCGTGTGAAATGCGGGTAGGAGGATAATAATCATCGTCATCCATATAGACCAAAATGTCTCCCTTGGCTAAGGCATGGGTCCTATTTCGTTTTTGACCAATCGTATGTTTCGTATCTAATCGTACGTAGTTTACACAAGGAATGTTTGAAACCAAATCTCCAATGGGGTCCGTTCCATCGTCTAGAATAATCCATTCCATGTCTCCTTGATAATCTTGGTTTTGAAAACAACGAATCATATTTTGAATAAACGGTCTACGATTGAAGGTAATGGTGCACACCGAGACCAACATTGAAACAACCACCTATTTATTTTGGAAAGAACAAACGATAAATATAAATGGTGAGGGCAAACAATATTCCTCCCCAAACCGTATCCATGACGGCCGATTGGAGGGGATAGTCCTTTAACAACGCATACGTGGTGGTATCGTAGACGCCATAGACACATACACCGAGAAGGAAGGCGTCACGGATAGGACGGTTCGGTTTGAGAATGAAATAGTAGAGCAACGCCGTTAAAAATACATAACACAAGGCTGCACTCGCGGGCCGAACCTGTAAAGGCGTTTTCTGGATGTTCAAATAAATCGATTGGAATGTCGTCATTTGAATACCAATGTAAAGAGCGTCCAACAAAATCAGCAGTATCGGTAGTAGAATCCACATACCTTAAACCTACACAAAAAAGAGTGGCACACTCCTAAAGCTCGTTCCACGAGGATCTTATGGTATGCCATCGTCGGCGTATAACTAAAAAAAAGGCGTTGCACCACTAGTCGTAGCCGCGGATGTCACCGTCGGCGTTGATACCGAGGTCGTTGTAACCGTCCTCGGCGTAGCCGTACTTGTCGTAGCCGCGGGCGTCGTAGCCACGGGCGTCGTAGCAGTCATACTCTGCGGTGATTTCCGCGATGGCCTCCTTGACTAGATTGGCTTTGAAAGCTTTATGTTGGTCTGTGTCAATTGACGCAAATGCGAAATGTAGAGACCAATGATCATAGGGCGTACGGGCGACGACCTTGGCAATCGCTGCTTCGGTTTTGGCTTGTTTGGCGTATCGAACTGCATCCATGTAGTCTTCGAGGGCAATTCGATAGTCTTTCCGGAGAGAGAAATACACGTCTTGTGCAGCGCGGCGCTCATCCTTGGGTAAAGAGGGGAACCTCTTTGCTTGGTCACAACAATTTCTTGATTGGATGCAACATTCTTCGTAGTAGGCACACTCTCTCTTTCGGGAGAGGTACTCTTCGATGTCTTTCGGCATGGTCAAATTCACCTGTGCATACTTTATTATATTAAACCGTTTCAATTTTAACGAACCATTAGAACATTGTTGTAAAAAAAGGTGTGCACTCTATTTACGAGAGTTCACCCAAGTGAGCGACCGTCGGATAGGTCGTGTGTAGAACTGGCCGTTGTTATCGTCAATTTTATCCTCAAAGACGTGATAGTATCTACCTTCAACGCCTCCAATACGAAACCATTCACCGACGTTGTCCATGAGCGCCAATTGGCCATCATAGTCGACGTAACAGTCGTCTTCGTCATCGTCATCGTACTCACATTCTCCGTTACAGTCTTCTTTAGTCTCTTCGTACTCTACTTCCTCGTATTCGCATACTTGGGGGAGCTTGTAGGTGAGCTGGTACAAAAGACGGTGCTTCGGGATTGAGTGTGAACATTTCGAAAAGATTCGTTTGATTCCATTGAATCATTGAATCGATTCAATTTTATTAGAAATAAAATGAAGAGTATACTTATGCCAAAAACCCGCAAACGAGGAGGAACGACTCAAGTGAATTATTTTAAAGATGGCCGAATTTCGACGGATCCCAATCTATCGCCTGCATACAAATCTTGTGGCATCCTGATGGCTACTTCCATTAAGGGTGTCAATATGGTTCGTACCTTTGGGACTAATTTACTCAATCATTTTGGAAAAAGTGGATTTGAATTAACGATTTACGAAGACCTCAAACAGGATGCGATGAACAAACTCTTGGAAGTAATGAATGAAAAAGGTGTTGAACGTCTCAGTGGGTTTCGTATAGAATACATAGAATCTCCCTCTCAATTGGTCGCCAATTGTTATGGAACGGCTCTTCAATCAACACATCTTCCCAGAAAACAATAGGTACAATACATACAAAGCCCCTATGAGCAACCCACTAGACACCTGTGTCGTCAAAAATTGATGTGCGGATTTCAAGGTAAAATACATGAACAAAATGACAAGACTTCGTTTAAACTTATTGATTTCTTGAAACGTTTTCGACAACCCATTCGTCCATAAAAAGGGAGACAATAACAAAATCACATAGGAATATAAGGTCAATGCAAGGGTCACGACAAACCACCAAGGAACATGAATGATGGGAAGCATCAAACCAGCGATCCCTAACATGACCATATTCATCAGACATCCAAACGTAATGCTTTTGCCACACAAGCTCAATCCATACCCCCACCCAGTCAATGGCGACATCACATACATCATACCATATCTATTTGCGGCAAATAAAGAAGAGAAAAAGGTTACTATCAGCATAAGAATGGGTACCGCCGGCATGATGTGAATGAAAATAAAGGGCATGACATAGAAACGAAAAAGGTCACCTCCCCACGCTTTGGAGATACGTTCGCCACTTTTTGCAGAAGTCGAACACGCATATCGGAATGCTGCAAAGGAGTAAGCACACGTCTCTAGTAACCATTTCAAGTATTGTGAACCATTACTTTCTCCCAGTTGATTCATGGTTGCATAGGGAAATCCTACCGATTTCATAGGCCACAGATATTCCAACAGTCCTTCTTCGTCTCCTGTCGAAAGAGGTCCTTTGTAAGGAGGTTGTGACAAGTCATAGGGAAATAATTCGTTTCCGGATTTGCTCATGGAAGAGATGGATCCACCCATATAGCCCAATCCAAGGATATACAACATATTTTTAACCATGTCCATCGTAAACCCTTTCACATTGCCAATAGGGCTCATATCCTTTCGAGATACAATATTTTACCATCTCGTCTTTTTTACTTGAATTTGTTGGACATTTTTCTTGGTCGCCTTGGGGTCGTATTTGTCCTTGTCTTCCGCCGGCATATTCTTGGAAAGTTCCCAGAATTCCTTGGACCCTAATTTAAAATTGGCGTGGGGTTCTGCCTTGTACCAAAAGATTTGATCGGTTAGTTTGTTACTTTTGGAATTGTTGTTGATGACCAAACATTCATAGTTCTCGGTACACTGATCCATGACCTGACAAAACGACTCAAAGGTTGGAAACATACCTGCATAATTTTCATAAATACGTTTTCGGTTGTTGATGTAAGGTTCTCTTAAGATGAACACGTAATCGATGTTCGTACGTAAATTAGGCGGAATACCCAATGGATATTGCATCGTAATGACCAACATAATTTTCCAATGGCGTCCATTCATAAAGAGGAGTCGCATCAACTTATCTTTGGTCCATCCAGCATCGTACAAGCAATCGTCTAAGATGCAAAAAGCTCTAGGGTCAATGTTACATTTTTTGTACACTTTCATTTCTTCATTGACCTGCAACATACATTGACGTTGGCGTTTCAAAATATTCTCAATGATTCCACTGCTATACTCTTCGTGGATAAACAGTTTAGGGACGTGGTCGCTATAAAAAGAGTTTCCAGCTTCTGTCCCCGAAATCACCGTTCCAATAGGAATGTCTTGTTGATAGAAAAGTAAATCACGTACCAAGTAACTTTTACCCGTATCACGCCGTCCAATCAGAACGACGACTGGACCGGAATTTTCAGTAGACTTGAATCGAATCGAACGCATATCAAATTTTTTGAGTTCTAACGTCATGATATCTCTTTCCAATAGAAAAAGATAGAGTTAAACGTAAAAAAATTGATATGAAGAATTAAATCTATCATAAAGTATACCATGGAGTTCTGCGAAGTATGCGACAATATGTTGTACTTGAGTAATCTCGAGGACGAAATGTCCCTTATTCATTTGTGCAAAAAGTGCGGGTTTCAACGCAAAAGTAGTGAAGGAACGACACTCGTATCTTCCTTGTCCTTTTCGAAACAGGCTCCATATACAAGTGCCATCAATCAATATACCAAATTGGATCCCACCCTTCCAAGGATTCAAGGGATGCCTTGTCCGAAGACCGATTGCGAAAACCATAAATTGGCTCGCGACATTATCTACATACGATACGATAATGTGGATTTGAAATACGCCTATCTCTGTCCAATCTGCGATACGGTGTGGAAAACGGATAAAAATTGAATATAAATATATCTTCTTACATAATCATAAGATGAGCGACGAAGAAGATATTCAAGAAGAAGTCTACGATGAAACGGATGAAAGCGAGAATGAATCCATACCCGATGAAGATTCCATCGAAGAATATTGTCTAGACCCACTCGTCGATGAAACGACGGAAAAGATGGAAGTAGAGAAAATCCTGAAATCTCCTACCTTTATCGGAGACACGCACCCACAGGAAAAACACATCAATTACGAAGAAGTGCTCGCCCTATGCAGTATTCTACGTGATGAAAAGCAAAACATTGCCGACCCTCGGCATAGAACTCTTCCCATTTTGACGAAATACGAGTACACGCGCATACTCGGAGTTCGTGCGGGACAAGTAGAGCAAGGCGCCTCGCTCTTTATCAAGGTTCCAGATACACTCATTGACAGCTATTTAATCGCCAAGGAAGAGTTGCACCAGAAAAAACTGCCGTTTATCATCAAACGACCTATTCCCAATGGTACCATTGAATATTGGAAATTGGAAGACCTTGAAATTTTAGTGTAAGACCTCCCTTTTTTGAACCCACAAAATTGAAACGTTACAATATAGGTTAGACTACAAACGACCATGAGTGATTTTCTCATCAAGGTCATCGACAAAACCTCTCGAGCGGATGTCGCCGCACTTATGAAAGCGGTTGAAGACGCCGTCAACGCATATTCCCTCAAGCCTGGGTACAAAACTGAATTTGATGAATGGGCTATGCGCGTGTGGAATGTCCATACTTATCACGATTTCGTGAGAATGGCAGACCACTACATTGCTTTGACATCTGAAACGGATTTTGAAGCCTATTGCAACGAATGGTATCACCAGTCCGAGTCTCACGACGTGTTACTCGACAGAATGGCCTACATGCACTATTAGAGAGTCTCTTTTTTCTAAAATTGAAACGATTCGGTGTGTTTATTACATAGAAAGGATTTACAAATGACCGCCCAAGGTTACATTAAAGCTCTGGAAAAGATGAACTCTGCAGAGGCAGAAGACGCACTGATGCAATTGGAAGACGCCGATATCATGTATCGACACGCATTTAAAAAGCGTGAAGAATATGACGATAAACGTAGGCTAGGAGCCGAACTCGTCCACGCGGTCAATGCCCTCTGCAACCCTGAATCCAACGAGGACGAAATCTACCCGGCGAAAACGGTCCTGGAAGACTACGCCGCTCAAACCGCCAAACTCGCTGAACAATTCAAGAATCATGCCGAAAACAAGAGCGCTGAACTACGGTCAACCCGTGCCACCTTTAACGCGGAATTGACAAAGACAAGAGCAGAAGAAGCCGCGATGTTCGCGGCCATCGGAAGTCTTGACAAAGTCGAAGCCGATAAACTGAAGGTCAGGGTGAACGAAATAGCCGCCGGCTATCAAGAAAAGTTTACCCATGTCGTGCAAAAATGCAACGCATACCAAGAAGAATTCACGAAGGCCATGGCCGCGGCAGAACGCTTGTTGGTCTAATTCCGCGACATTTTTTTAGATTGATGAATGAATATAAATAGTACTAGCCAACACACTTATGATGTTGGCGATTACGCTAACCCAATATAATCGACAATATATCCTATTCTTACCCGCGGTAAAGAATACAATGGTGGATGGCGTTTTTGTTCGAATGATGTACTCTACCGACAAGGTGACTTTCAATGGACTTTTTATTTATATTCGTAATGAATCTATCAAAGACATTTGTGCCATCGAAAGAGACCTTTTACAATTGTACACTTCCTCTAAAACACCCATCTATAGCGTGGAAAAACAAATTGCACGTACCCCCAGATCGATCTTGAAAATTTCTGGGATATGGGAAAATGAAACCTCTTATGGTATCGTATACAAGTGTATAGATTAGACTAAAAACCCGTCTGTTCGGAAATAAGAACAAATAATGGTTTCAATCAAGACAAACCCAATCGTAAAGGTGGTCAATAACAAGGAAAGGGCTTTATAGCCAGAACTTTTCTCTTTGGCATACGAGACGATGGCGATCAGATTCAATCCAAAGGTACTTACCACAAAATACGAAAATAAATACCACGTGTCTGGCATATCTCCATCGGCAATGTACTCTCTGTTTTCATATACACAATAAAGGATGTAAAAGCCCATCAATGCGAGCAAAAAAAGGATATTTCCCAAGGCGGACAATACCTTTACTATGAACGCCCATAGCGTCGTCTCTTGCAAGGGAGGGAAAGACAATACCAAGATGGAGAAAAGGGAGAGCCAACCTATCCCCAATCCCAACAAAAGGGCTTGACGTATGTTGAAGAGTGCAACGAGTAGACCCGATATCCCTATGCCACCCGCAATGTTCCATACAATGTTATCCATACATTGTATGAACTAAAAAAAAAATAACAAATAGAGTAATGCAATTTGTTGTGAATAAAAAAATGCTTTCGGTTCATTCCGAAGACCGTGACATTACAAAATGGCCATCTTCAACCGTGTTTGACATTGACATTCCAGTCGAATATAAAAATGTGGTGAGTCTACGTTTGTCCGACATTGAAATACCAGCTTCTTATTATGTGTTTACTTCCAAAAATCAAAATATTTCTCTTACGGTCCAATTAGGGGGAGAACAACAGGTGGTGACCATTTCTGAAGGAACCTATGCACCCATTCAATTGGCCTATGAATTAACCGCACAATTGAATAATGCCTTTCATCAAGTCGCCCCAAACCTCTTTCAAGTGTATTACAGTAGCACAAGTATGAAATTTACTTTTTTACATCCAAATACCTTTACGCTACTGTTTACGATTTCAGGAAATACAATGTACTCACAATACACGCAATGGGGATTGGGTAGTTATTTAGGATTTTGCAAACAGGACTACGTTTCTACCCCAAATGACTATCACTCTTACGGAGATGGACTTTCTATACTCGGAATGTATACCGTTGAAGCTCCTTTTACTGCCAGTGTATTTGGCGACAGTTATTTGTATATGGAGCTCGATTATTATAACAGTATGGACGAATTATCCCCTTATACGGAACGCAGCAATAGCATGTTCAATGCAAAACAAAACGGGAATCACAACGCATCCTTTGCGAAAATTCCAACCTTGGCCCTTGCAAACCAAAAACAATATGTCAGTAAAGAATCGTTCTTGTCGAATATATTTTTTAGTGATCCTCCACTCGAGCGTATCCAAAAATTAAAAGTTAAATTTCGATATCACGATGGAAGACCGGTCGATTTCGGAAACACCAATTTCAGTTTTACGATTGAAGTTACGATGCTTCGCCCCGATGCAATCAAGCCCCCCATCCAAGTTCATTCCAATCATTATCGATTGCGTTAAATATAATATACCCACTTTAGTATGAAATATACGCGAAAACGTAGACGTAAACGTCGAACAATTCGAGGCGGATTTGGTGACCCTCGGTTTACCTTATTGCCTGGACCCGTTTCGGACCTACTGAACAGTATACAAAACACCTTTATGAGTACCAATGCAACTTTATCCGGTGCGTATCCGGGCGTCAATCCAAATTGGAGAATCCAACCTTTAAAATAAAATATGTAGCTTCTTTATGAAACTATACGACAAGTTGTGCGACCCTGCCAAATTTTATTTTGTGATTGCCACCATTTCGTATATTCTCATTTTACTTCAAAATGTGGGAGAACGTGGACGGTTTACTTTAGGAAGTTATTCTTGTCGACACTCCAATCCAGTCCTTTTACTTCTCATCCAAGCCCTCTACATTCTCTTTTGGACTTGGCTTCTCAACCTCATTTGTAAAGTGAACAAGGGTATCAGTTGGATCATTGTCTTGTTCCCCTTCATCTTGTTCTTTCTTGCCTTGGGCATCATTTTATTTCAAGGTATCCAACAGGATCGATTGGAAAATTTTGGAGAGCTTTCTGCCTACACAATTTAATGACGTGTCAATTTATACGTAAATCTTGAATCATTGTCTGTACTGTCTCCCCACGCGTTTTTCATCCAACAGTTTGCTCCCGGTCCATCTCCTGTAAAATCCGTTACAATGCCTGTACAAGTACTGTCGCTAATACATTTCTTTTTGCAATCGCCTAATGAAATGTTCGCGAGGGATGAACCAATATCATTGCCACTGTAATCCTTCTTATCTTCTGTCGCCCATAAGGGTGTAAATCCCTCCACCTTTAGTTGGAACCATAGGGCTATCAATAGGATGGCTAAAAACACGGGAACACACATATGTATCCTTATTATTATTATTTAGCAGGCGTTGGCTACATCCGTAACGCCATCCCACGTAATCCCACATTGGCTCGCCCATTTCTGTTTGTTACACAACCCAGCGCTTCCGGTATACACGTCATCACTAAAATTCATTTGGGTGGGGATGGACGTACACGTTGAGGAAACCTTTCCTAATTGATGTGTATTGTAACAATTTATCGGACAAGTGGATCCATCCGCATCTGTTTTGACGGAACCATCCGAACAACATCCGAACTCGGATTTCATACATGCTGAATCTGGATTCAAATAGGTAGACGTGGACCAATAATCAGGACACGCATCTATCGTGGGAGGGTAGTTCCCGCTCGTTTTACTCAAGCTAATCCCAATTGCACTCAACGAAATCACCAAAATGACTAGAGCAATGGCAAGCGCTGATGTTTGAAATTGACCCAACTCCATTAATGTCTCTCTATATTTTAAACGGTACACTAAAAATATATATGGATAAAAAATGCAGGTTCTTAATCCACTTGAATATTGGATATAAATGACACAAGCTGAACTTTGAGAGTTGCCACTTGTTTTTCTAGACTTTCCAATTGTGTCGATTTAACGACCAGTTGGTTTTCTAAACCGACGAGAATCTTTTGTTGCGAGTCGACCAGTTCTTTGTACCGTAAACTGTCCACGTAGTGATTTGCCTTGTTTCGATTCAACGTTTCCAACCATTGCTGGTGATGTTTCGTTTTCGTATGGACAGTAAAACTTGCTGTATTGGGATACATCTTGTCTTTTCTCGAGCCACACAAACAAAAGATACCGTGTCGAATCACCGGGATATCGTCGACGTACTCACCTTTGTCATTAATACCTGGAGTATACGTGTCTGGTGTGATTGCTGTATCCATTTTTCTCTTACAATACGTTAGTGTAACATTCATTTCAATTTTTTACATGAAATAAATTGAAACGTTTTGAGGAATATGGAGATATAAAAGTGACCTCCCAAACAATTCAAAGAATGGCATTTCCGTTTCAATTTCCTTTTGGAGATATCAACGACGATGACCTCAAGAAGGTATTCGGGTTTCACGTGCCCAATGTGACACTCGTACAGTGGATCAATATGTGGCCTAAACCAGAACGCGATAGCATTTGGCAGAGCTGCCTTGATATCCCAAGCCACCAATACGTCGACGACGACTATAACCTGGAGGACGTGGACTAGTACATCACATTTTTTAAATTTGGGCTAAATAAGTGTCAATCATTTGTTCTGGGATGTCCTCCAGATTATCCGCGTATTCTTTACGTGTGGGTTCACGTGACAATTCTGCACTGAATCGCGCTGCAAATTCTTGAATTTTTTTATATTGGTTGACAATGTTTTTCTCAGAACCAAATTCATGCTCCAGCCGATTGTGAATACTTTCCTGTATTCGTTCAGATGGATCTTTGTAGATACTTTTTCGTATCGAAGTTAAGCTATCCAAAATGTCGGGCTTGGTCAATTCACTGAACATGGAACGAATGTTGGTGCTGGTAAATCTTCCATCAAAGGTCGTTTTGAACAGAGCGACAATGTCGGTGTCTATAGGAGGACTTGTTTCCGTTAATCGGTCATATTCTTCGGTTGCAGTGAGCATGAATTCACTGACAGGGGTTCGTTCTGACGGTTTCCTAGACAATTCGTGTTTCACCCTTCGATAGAATTTATCCCACGCAATCATACTTACCCGATGGGATTCATTGAGTTCGGTAATGTGTAAAAATTGTTGAACCGTCGTAATGATTCCTGCCAAAATATTGATACATCCAATGACCACAGGAGCATAAAAAATGTACTGTGACGGAAGTTTTTCTTGGGCAAAGTTTGCTGCACCTGTAAGCGTGCTCATGATGATGACTGGAATGGTATAGATGTTATGCAGGTATTGATATTTTGAATTGCTTTTCATATGTAACCACTTTAAACACAGGGCCTTGTCACCCCATTCAGACAGGATGGTTTCGTGTTCATCGCTCCACTTGATTTCCATATACTATACAAATAAAATAACTGAATTAGGTATGGAGTTTTCTAAAATCAGTGTTAAACGCAGTGAGATACAAGACCTGTTTGTGAAGTTAGAAGAAATGAAAGGAACTATACAAGTACACTATACCACCCTTCTCGTGAAAAACGAGACGAGTCAATTCTTTGGACTGGATTCCTTTCGATTCCAAGTAAAGTTAATGGAGAATGAAACGAAACATTTGAAAGAACAAATGGTCTTGATCGAAAATCGATTGTATTGTGATTATTACAAATTATATGTACGCGTGCTTGAATATCTGTCGACCACATTTCAATTTGAGAGTCCGAAGAATCCTTATCCTGTATACAAAGATTTAGACCCCCTTAAGGTGTATGAGTTTGAACATACGAGTGCATTATTTCACGAGAATATGGCAGCTTTACAAAAGGCGTATGATACGTTAGAGATTGAGTTAAAAAAAAGGACGGAGGATGAACGTCTGAATCGAACGGGAATACATATTGGTAATTATGTACATAACCGAAAATTCAAGGATGCAATCATTCGAACAAATTTAGGCCTTTATGAACAATATTTAAATACCTATTTTAATTATCACATGACCTTTCTTACAAATCTGATGGAACGATTGGACGTCTTTTTGAAACAATTTACTTGTGAACCTGCAGAGATGTCCGAGGTTAAGAATGTGATTGTTGAGCAGGTGAATGAGCCGGTGGTTGAGTCAGTGGTTGAGTCGGTAATTGATCCAGTGGTTGAGCAGGTGATTGACCCGATGATTGATCCAGTGGTTGAGAAGGTGATTGAGTCGGTGATTGACACTATGTCTGAGTCGGTGATTGACCCGATGATTGATCCAGTGGTTGAGAAGGTGATTGAGTCAGTGATTGAGCCGATGTCTGAGTCGGTGATTGACACTATGTCTGAGTCGGTGATCGAGTCGGTGATTGAGTCGATGATTGAGTCGGTGATTGAGTCGGTGATTGAGTCGATGATTGAGGTTGAGCAGGTCATTGAACGAGCGACTGAACCCGTATCGGAAATGGCGGAGTCGGGTCTCTCCGAACCTACCCTCGTTCCGGTCGAACCTAAATCAAAAAAGAAACATAAAAGAAGATAATTGCGTATAGTATGACCATTATCCTAAAAAATGCAGGGTTTGACCTATTCTATACATTAACTCCCGCACAAATTGCCGCCACAATCACATAATACCCTGAGGGTGTCTTTTATTTAAGTAACAATACCGATGGTCTCAATCTAGGAAACAATACGATTGTACAAACCGACTATCCGAATATCAATGTGGTCAACGTAGGGAATCTATTAAGCTTTCCAAATCGATTCGTATCTCTTGGAGACAAACATTTACAAATTTTCTTTTATTTTGGGTTCAATTCTGGCAATTTCTCCTTTCCTATTTCGGATGTCATTCTTTACAAATCAAGACGATTAACTTCTCCGTATTCACAAAATGAGTACCAAGGCCAATGGACCGTCGTCGAGAAAACGTCCAATTTTGACTTGGTCTATACATTAACTCCTTCACAGATGGCTGCCACAATCACTGCATTCCCCGAGGGGATCTATTTTTTAAGAAGCAATACCGATGCAGTCAATCTAGGAAATAATACTATTGTACAAGACGACTATCCGAACATGAATGTTCTCAACGTAGGCAATCTATTAAGCTTTCCGAATCGGTTCGTACCCTCTATTGGGCTCAAAAATTTACAAGTTTCCTTTTATGTTGGGTTCAATTCCGGCAATTTTGCTTTTCCTATTTCGGAGATTGTTCTACACCAATCCAAAGTGTTGCCTAGACCACCTACACCAATACCACCGACGCCAACCCCAAGACGGTTTAATCTGCAATTTACAAACAACGCAATGGTCTATTATAAATCCCATAGTTTATCCGTCGGTGGCGGAAGCGGTGTACGAAATGCTCGTCATAAAAAACGTAAAACTTAGGCAAACACATATTTTGAGAAACAGTGGATCATTCGATTGTATTCAATCGCACATTTCGAGTATTTTGTTTTCATACACGATTTGAACAAACGTTCTTGTTCTTCGCACATCTTAGGTTAGAAAACAGATAGGTTTCTGTTTCGTTTTTTTGGTTGGAACTGGATAAGTATCGTGTGTGGTTTCTACCAATGTATATCCTTGACTGTTGTAATAGGCTCTTCTTTTTTTCCATTGATTCACAAATGTGGGATGACTATCCACAATGTCTATCACGAGCGGCGCTTCATGCTTTACACGTAGGATTCTACCTACTGCTTGGGTCACATCCGTTTTTGGAGTGGCTAGAATCAATGTCGTCAATGTTTTGATATCCAGCGCCTCTTCTGCCATGGCAAACGTAGCCAATACAATTTGCTTGGCCTCGCTTTCTTTCAATGCAGACTGCTTCATTCCACCCACATAATACCCCACCGTCCCTAGTTGTCGGTATTCGATGGCATCGTGTAAGAAAGATAAGAGTTGCTTCGTATGAGACAATATCATCACTTGTTTCGTGGTTGGAAGCTTTAGAATTTGAGTTAGAATATTCAAGATGCATTCTTTTCGTGGATTGAATTCACTGATTTTTTTAATCATAGAGGTGTAATTGGTATCCCCCTTGAAATTTTTCACTACGGTATTGTATTCTTCATTGTCTGTACTATAGGAAACTTTATGCACGTACACTTGAGTTCGTTCGCGTTGAGCAGAATAGACAATCTCCCCTAGAAAGAGTTTGAAGACTTTGGTCAATCCATCTTTACGTTCCATCGTCGCAGATAATCCCAACATACACGGAGTGACCAACTGAAAGAGCGCATTGCTAAATACTTCTGCCGCAATGTGATGGGTTTCATCAATAATAGTAAATCCAAATTCTTGAAACACTTCTTTCGGGTACGATTTCATTGAAATGGATTGAAGCATACCAATCACAATATCTTTCCCAATATCTATCGTATCTCCCTGGATACGACCAATCGAGGCATTCGGTAGAAATTCACGAATTCGTTCCACCCATTGTTCTAGCAAGAATTCTTTGTGTACAATGACAATGGTTTTACGTTGAATCAAATGAATCAAATATAATGCCAAGATGGTTTTTCCGAACCCACACGGCAGTTCAAGAAGGCCCTGTCTGGTCCGCATAAAGGCATCCACTGCATCATGTTGGTCGGGTCGAATGGTACCACGAAATTCAACGTGAATGGGTTTACCTGGATACAATTGTTCGGGTACATCCCCGTATTTACGCAATCCGTAAAATCGGGGAGTATAGAATTTATTCGGAGATTCGCGATACGCATAAAACTCTTTGGTATCGCCGTATGAGTTTGCGGTTTGTGGAGAAAAGGTGAGCTGTCTCTTTAATTCTTGTTGTTGCGTGGCCGTTAGAAGGTCTTTAGGAATAGTGTATCCTTTTTGTCCGATGAACATACTACTGAAAATAAATAAAAGCAGACACATCAATTTTTAAATAATCTCTATAGTATGATTGTTTTACATGGCGTGGTCCTTGTCCTACTTTGTGTGATTATTTTACTCAACATTACACTGCCTCCTTCCATTCGTAGCTTCGGTATCGTTCCGGTCACCATCACTTTGATGTTTATGGTCATGTATTTGTTTACCCATTCGCCTTTATTAGGCATCGTGGGAATCGTCGCGGCATATACACTCCTACAATCTTCGAATCGTTCCATCCCATCGTTACCTTTCGATAGCGAGTTAACCCCAACCAATCAATTTCAAGAAACATTGGAAGAATATATCGTCAAGCGCATTGTCCCCATGGTTCAATCCACGCCCCATTTGAATGTCAAATATGCTCCAGAGAATACGCATAACGCGTCCTCTCTCCACTAATTTTTACATTCGGTTACAGTATGAAGGCAGAGTTCTTATTGTTTGCGGGCGCAACCTTCTATATCGTCGATACGTTGTATGACGGGAAATATACGAATCAACTCGCACACTATAAAAAGCATTTTAAGATTGCCACCATTTTGTTTGCCGTGTTTTCAATGTACCTGTTTATTCGAAAAAATCCAACCGAATCGAAGAATATGATGGGTCATTTGAATGGAATGATACGATACATGCCGATGGATAAGCAATCCAAAGATTTACTGACCCCCTTTTTAATATCCAATCAAGAACAACGTATCGTAACCTCTGGGAATGACTCCACTGCACGAAGTGTGAGTGGTACAAAGAAAAAATGGATTGCGGCGCAACAAGGCTGGAAATGTAACGATTGTCAAACACAATTGGATGCCTGGTTTGAAGTGGATCACAAAGTTCGATTGGCCGATGGAGGTTCAAACAATGTAGATAATTTAGTTGCCTTGTGTAGAAATTGTCACGGGAAAAAGACGACCCTTGAAAATTTATAATCTATTGTAGAATCAATGAAAATGGTGGATATATTAATGATTGTTGCGAGCTGTTTCGTGTGGCTAGTTGCCGTTTTTGTATTTCAAATCCTCTATATGGCTTGGTATATTATTCTATTGTCCGTGTTAGGCCTATTCATTTTTTTGTTCATCGTCTATTACGTTCCTCTTAAGAAAAAATATGATGAGACGATTTCCACCGCACAACAAACCTATCTGGACAACAAGGATGTTATCGACGAGGTGTATGTATCACAGCTCAAGGATGCGTGGACCAATGATGTGGCTGGACGCAATCTTTACTATTTATTGATGTTTGCCGTGTTTTGCTATACGCCTGTCTTGTATTACATCTTTTATTTGTTGTACCACGATCCGAAACAACCGACTTCCATCGACGGGTTTATGAACTGGTTCACGTTACTGAAGTCATTTATATTGTTGTTGCTGACCGCTATTCTGATGCTCTTGATTTTACTCATTTCTACCATCGGGTTTACGTATTTGTTATTATACATATCCGTACCCGTGGTATTCTTAGGAGGGGTATGGTGGACGGTCACTCGTAGATGGTTGACACTCTATACTGTATTTCGACTAACCATTATCGGGTTGCTGATCGGAGGCGGGTTCATCGTTGGATGGAACAATCTGCTTTACACTATAGTCGCAGGAATCATGATGGCCATGATTGCTTGGGGGGTTTTCATTCAATAATTACTTCAAGAGGGTTAATGCGACTTGCAACATGATATCGGCTGGATTCGTAGACAATTGTGTCAATACAGATTCAACCGAATGCAACGCCATCATTATCTTTGAAAACAACGGTGACAAAGCAAGACCGTGAAGACGAAGTTTTTGGTTCATTTCGAAGACGTCACATACCCGAAACGTCTGGTGTACTTGAACGGCCTGTTTAAATGTATGAATGATAAAGGCATGTAAATCGTCCAATACTTCATCCGGCAATTCTTTTTTACGGTCATTGGGGCCAATCAACCGAAAGGTATAAATCGCGGCATTGTCAAAATCCTGTACCGCAAAAGCTTGAATGATGTCCGTCATAATTTTTTTTTCTTCTTCCGTCAATGAAATCATCAATCCAAAATCAATCACACCAAGTGATTTTTCCTGAAAAATTAAATTGCCTACGTGAAGGTCTGCGTGAACAAAGCCTCCTACCAATAAGCTTTGCATAAGAATGTCCATCAATTGACTCGAATACATCTTTTTCTGTTCAGATGAACATTGTGATAGTGGTTCACCTGTCAAACGCGTCATGACAATCTGTTCCGAAGTACACAAGTCTTCTAATAAAGTTGGACATATGGGTTTAGTGAACATGGCCTGAAACCGTTTGTGATTTTCCACTTCTTTACGAAAATCCAATTGGGTATAAAAGATATCGGTGATTTCGTTCAATGCATCGCACAAGGTTGGTATGGGATAGACCCAATGAATCCACTCTACCCATTTATGAATGGCCAATATATTCTCCGTAACACGCTGGTCAATATTCCGGCGTTTGGTTTTAATCACGACAGATTGTCCACGGATTTGTCCTTCGAATACAATCGAGATAAGACCGGAACCAATCACCTTCCCTACGGCAAATTCCGGGATTTTCATTTCATCTTCTGTATAGGGAATGTTATGAACGGCAGAATGTAAATTGTATTTGGAAGCAACGGCTTGAAAAAATTTGGTATACACCAGGTTTACGCGTATGCATTTCGTCCAAAAGGATTCAATGTCGAATTTACGCGTAAACGCATATTTTCCGAATTCATAGGTGGCAATCCAAGCCAATTGTATAACCTCCATAGCGTAAATGTCCCTATGAATCTTTATACCGTTTTTAGGAATAGAACACTAAAATTGAAACTACTTTCAACATTTGAAGTCATTACAGTGGACAAAACGTTCACAACATGGCGCAATTACAGCTTTACCAAGAGCATCTTGCAGAAGTGAGAAAATCGGACCGTAAACTAGAACTTGGATTCTTGGAGGAGCGGAATCAGCAACGCGAACGTGAAATCCAAGAGTATCATAAGGAGAGTTTCCGTCGCTTCGGCCACCTCCACGGCTGGCGTCCCAACGATTGCCCGCCTACACGGATCGATGATGACCTTCCGGATGAAATTTGCGAGTACTATCAATGGTACTGCGAAGCGCTTTACCCGGGTTGGTTCAACCCCGACGAGTTTATCGTGACAACTGAACAAGAGGGTCTTTGGCCCGAGTTCCGCGCGACGTTCGAACAAGGTGCTGAACCAAACCCAATCGAGCTACGCATAGCTTGGAAAGCCTTCCTTGCGAAACGCGATGTTTAGAGATTAAACACCCTTTTTTACATTGTATTCAATAAAATTGAAATGTGTTCACTATAGATGAATAATTACAGTGACTAACTCTCACAATGGCACATCTACCACCGTTCAACGATCAGCCTTTGATGCGTTCGGACTCTTGGCGAACGATTGCCCCCGGTAGCGCGGAAGCGACTCCCTCCCTCGAAGGTCCCATCGAGACTCCCGAACAACGCAACGAAGCAGAAGAAGCCGAATTCTTCGCGTATTTTAAACAAAAGAATAAAGAGGACGACATCGAACGGCGCAAGCAGAAAATACGCGAACAACGTCCTCGGGACTATCCTTGGCTCTATCTTGACCAAGACGATGAGTCTGCCCTGATGGCGGTTCTATATGACGTGTGCCCGAATGAATTCCCAGATGAACTTCCAGAAGAGCCATCAGATTTGTACGAAGCCTATCGAAAGTTTCGTTGTATACGTGACTCAACTTGGTGTGACGACGTCCTACCTCTGCACGATGACCTACGCAAATCTCGGGAAGCATTCCTGTTGGAGCGAGGCCTCGTAGGTGTTTAGAGAAAACACCCTTTTTTACGAAAGCATCTGGAAAAGTAAAGGGAGAATGACGACCCAAGGAAAGGCGTGTCGTACCCTTTGTTTGAATGTCGCACGTTTGAAATAGTGTCCCATTTTTCCACATTTCGATTCATCGTATCGAACAGAGTCTGCATAATCAAATACGATGTCGCCCGTATGTAAATCCTTCCCTCCAAATTTAGTGCACTTATTCAAAATGGAGGTAGATTCAATCTGATAATAAACGCATTCGACGCAAGAAGGTTTTTCCATATCTCGAATGAATGGATTTGTATGCATACTGTAGTCTATATATTAAGATTCAATGAATTCAAGTGGTCGTCCGTCACTATACACGTGCATGTCTCCTAATTTAGTACGACGTGGATAATATCTAAAAAATTCAGATTCAAGTAAATTAACCACGTACCTTTCTAACACATTTTTCATGTCTGTAACGTCGCATATAGTTGGTATTGCACAGGTGCGTTCTTTTGTACCAAACGTGCCATCATACTTCAAATTACTTTTTACTTCCTTTACAAATCCAGTAATCGTTGGAGATAAAACTTGGTTGCCAATTTTGCGTAATAAATAATAAACAAGTCTTAAATCGTGACTTTTATTGGGGACAGACGATATAAGGTAACTGGTTGTGTCTCTCGGTTTTAACAATCTAAATCCGCTTCTCGAACCACACGTACCACTATTCAATGTATTGCATTCGGGTTCTGTGCATACTTCAGTATATACTTTTTTGGATGAATAGGCGCCATCTTTAAAATAACTTCTACCATAATCTATAATTTTAGCAAGATAAATGGATCTGAATATAATGACTTTAGTTGGTGTGTGATAATGATACTTTATGTATTTTTTTTTTGAGGGTTCATATAACAATACATTTTGACCGTGTAAATCATAATGCGTAAATACATCTTTCATGCAGTCTAATACAAAGTAAATTTGATATAAGGTTGAAATAAACTCATAATTTATGGCAGCTTTCGAAGAATGAATCAAGTCTTCCATCAAAATAACATCCTTCAAATGTTGAATTAACACGGCGACTTTGACGGGCGACTTACATCCTTCTTTTAAACTGTAAACCTGAGGCGCTACGTTTTTTTTAAATACAGAAGCTTCCATTACTTTGGTGTTTTGAACGAGTTCCCAACCATTCGTTGTTGGGTACTTCAGTAATTTATAGGTTTCTACGAAACACGGAAATCGTAAAGACATTTTATTTAGAAATTGTCCAACTCTATATTCATACATTAAGTTATCCGAAAGTTCCCGTACGGATGATTTTAATATGGCATACGAAGAATACCCTTTATGTGTAAATTTAAGTTCATTCACAAACCCGTTTACCGATACAGCTCCGATGCGTTTAATGGGATATTTGATGTAATCAAAACTAAAATTCCCGAAAAAAGCCTTTATTTTTTTGATTTCTTTTCCAAATGCAATACATACCCCGGAATCGTTACACACTGCATTTAGAAACGCTGCAATACGTTTGTGTCTGGTTTTCTTCATAAATCGTTGAATAATTGCTGCATTTCTTGCACGAGGTGTTAAATTGGTTCTTGGTATTTCGCGAATTCTGCGAAACCAACCAAGATTGTAAAACCAATCATATGGTTTAGGTACTTGCACGGTTACCTCTTCACAATCACTTCGAGTGCCTTTGCATCGGAGTTTATTTTGAGGATAGGGTTCACAGTCACCCGTTTTTTTGTTTCGTCGAGTACCATTTCTGCATCGTCTTAGTTCAGGATAGGTTTCACAATCACTTGTTTGTTTGTTTCGTCGAGTGCCATTTCTGCATCTCTCCATTCTATAGATGGATAAAATTCACGAGACTAAAATTGAAGTTGTAATCACACATTCAATCATCATAACATGAAATGCGCTAAAGAAGGATGTCAATTCAAGAAGGGTGAACTCAATGCCTATTGCGGAAAACACCAGGCAACCCACTTTTTAGAAGTGACCCAAGAAGCTGGAAAGAAAGTGTGTTCAAATTACGCCCGTGGTTGTCGAGCACAACTTGTTATGACCTACACACGATCCAGATGTGAACCGTGTCTGAAGAAAGACCGAGAAAAAGACAATGCTGCACGAGCAAAGAAGGTCCTACAAGTAACTCAGGAAGGAAAGAAAGCGTGTAACACCTGCTTACAAGTAGTTTCATTGGATTGTTTTCAAGGCATACATGGCGAAACACTGACGTGTAATGTATGTCGAGATACAAACAAACGTGCGGATGCCAATCGAGACAAAAAACACGTTCAGGCACTTGCCCGTAAAAATGCCGCAAAACCGGAGCGCAAGGAAGTCAAACAAGCTTGGAAGGAAGAGAATTATGATAAGGTTGCCACATACTGGGTCGATGCGCGAAAGCGAGCGATTGAAACAGACTTGGAAGGATACCTCAAGAAAAATGCCGAACAAGCAAAGAAGTGGCGTGATGCGAATCCAGAAAAGGTCAAAGAAATGAAACAACAGAGGGTCAATTGCATGGAAAGTCAGTATGGTGTCTATCAAACCTCCGCAAAAATGAAAAATCTAGAGTTTACGATACCCTTGGAAACTTTTCTAGAATATGTACAATTGCCTTGTTATTACTGCGGCATTATTCAAGAAAAGGGGTTCAATGGATTGGACCGATTGGATTCAAGCGCCCATTATACGGTCGAAAACTGTGTCGGTTGTTGTGAAATGTGTAATATGATGAAAGGAACGATTAGTCCTTCTGTGTTTGTGCATCGGGTTGAACACATCTTGACGAATTTACGTCTTATCGAAGGTACACTGTATCCAACGGAATTCTCAAATACGAAAGGATGTACATATTCTAGTTATAAGGGTAGAGCAAAAGACAAGGGTCTTTGTTTTGAAATTACGGAAAAACAATTTTCAGAGAAACGTCAATCCCCTTGTTACTTGTGCGGAAAAGAACAGAGTGGTACTCATAAAAATGGACTAGATCGTATGGATAATTCAAAAGGATATACTGAAGAAAATGTGCATAGCTGTTGCGGAGATTGTAATTATTTGAAACGAAATTATGAGTATGACACTCTAATGACAAAATGTCATATGATCTATGCATATCAGAAAGTATATCCAATCGCCGAACATAATATGAAAGTCATTGAAAATATAGTTACTGGAAATAAATTAACCAATGAGAAAAAGACTGATAATGAAGTCGCTCGGAAGAAAGTAAAACAAGAAGATTTATTTGAAAAATACACAAATGAATTCGCAAGAAAGGAATGGATCGGTTCAATCGTTAAAAAAAGAAAGGAACGATCATAATTCATTATCAAGTAAAATATTGTAATGTTTTTTCCAAACTCGTATAAAATAAAAATAACCATTTTTATTTTATGTTCGTAATAAATATAAAGCCAGTTCTATTATGTATGCTAAACCATCCATACAATACACGATACTAATTACTGTACGCGAGCCCCCCCATACCGCTCATAATTCTGAGCACGTTGTAGTTGGTTGCGTAGACGCGCACCTTGGCGGTCGAAGTGCCTTCGACGGTGGCGTTCGAGAGAACGAGCTGGAGGGTGGCATTGTCAATGCGCGAGAAGTTGCAGGTGCCCGAGGGCTGGTGCTCCTCAGGGCGGAGAGCGAAGGAGTAAACGTTGATGCCAGTGTCGGGGGTGCGAGTGTGGCTGAAGAAGGGCTGGACGAGGTCGAAGTACGACCCTTCACGCTCAGAGAAGCGGTCCTGACCGTTGAGCTGGAGCTTGGCAGTGACCACTGGGTTCTCGCCCCAACAGTGGAGGCCGAGCGCGGTCTCGGAGAGCACAAAGGTGCCTGCATCCGACACGTAGGATTCTGCGAGAGAACCCTGTCCGACCTGAGGCACAAAGTTGGGGTCGGTGTAGTAGGCAGTGGAACCGCTTGCACCAGAGGAGCCCCACAAACCGTATAGATTGGTACCACCGAAGGCATTGCCGGAGAGGTCCGCGTCAACCGCTCCCGCGTTCTGGAAAAGACCATCCGCGGTAATGAAATCAAAGTTGTTGGAGCCACTCTTGCCGGCATTACCGGCTACCGAGTTAGGACCGCCGAACGCGTGGATGGCATTGGGGAGCGCATCAATTGAATCGGTGTAGTTGAAGGGCTGGGCTCCAAGCACGCGGTTGAGGAGGGTACCCGACTCGAGAGACGAGCAGTAGTCCACGTTCGAGTCTGGCTGTACAACCCAAATGAGTTCCTTGACGGGATGGTTGAAGTTCAACTTAATCTTGTTCGAGGACGAACCGACCGACTCATCACCAGTGAACTGGAGCTGGTCAATGAGATACTCGTGCGGGTTCTGGGCCATACGACGGCGCTCATCCGTGTCGAGGAAAACGTAGTCTACGAAGAGAGAGGCGGCGACGAGCGACTGGTTGTAGGCCGCGGATACCTTGACGGAACCGCTCTCCGCCGAGAGGGTGTTCACTGCCCAAAGACATTCATCAATGGGACGAAGATCAATGTTGACACGAACCTCGTGGTACTGGAGGGCAATGAGGGGAAGGGCGAGACCAGGGTTTTTACAGAACCAGAACTGGAGAGGAATGTAGAGAGTGGTTTCCGGGAGGGCATTGCGAGGGGCGCAAATCTGGCGAGGAGCGTCCGACTGACAAGGACCATCGACGTTGGAGAAGGCAGGGTCCGTGAGGTACGTGAGCTGGGTGGTATTGCCAACCATCGAGTAGTAGCCCTTCTCCTGTCCAGCGGACATGGTGAGCTGGTTCCAGATGTGCATCCAGTCTCCGTAGTGGCGGTCGATGCGCTGACCACCAATCTCAACCTCTACCTGGGCAATGAGTTGCTCACCTGGGAAATCCAACCAACGTGCGTGAACACCATTGCCGTTATTGAGGTCCTGCCCAATTTGAGGGAGAGTGACTTGAAGAATGGTGTGGTAGGCAAGGTCGCCGTTACGTGAAATGGTACAGGTGACACGGCGTCCGAAATCAGCCTGACCATTGAAGGTTTGCTCGATGGATTCCATTGCAAAGTTGGTGTATCGTCGATAAGTAACTTTCCAGTAAGTGATCTGAGGGTTACCCGTAAGGTAAACATCCTGGGCACCATAAGCGACTAATTGCATTAAACCTCCTCCCATGCTATACTATTGCTAAAGAAAAAAAAACTGGGATTATTTACAATAATTCCGAAGAAACCGTCCTAAAAATAGTGGATCAAAGTATTCCTTAAGATTGTGATGTCTTTTTGAGAACGTATAGGTATTGTTTGTTTTGGTCACGGACCATCCGTCTTCAATGGCATTCATAATAATCCGTGTTCGAACACTCATAAGATGATTCTAGAAACAATATACGTATTTTTAATTTAAAACAGTTTTGGCTGTACTAATTAAAATGCCATTTAAACCTAAACCTACCAAGAAAATAGACGATGTAGTCGTGCAAATGTTGGATACGAAACATAGAGAATACGTGGAGCGTTTCGAGGCAGAAACATCCGTGATTATTCCTAAATTATTAGAAGAGGCATCCCTTGAAACCAATCCCGCCAAGGTTGCACAACTTCACGATACAATTGATAAAATGAGAGAATCCCAATTAAACTATTATCTGGATAACAGTAAGCACATATTTGCTTATTTTGAAGATAAAAAGAGTATTTCCGAAAACAAATCCAAAACAACGGTATTGAATAATTTCTTCAATATTGTTCGCACAGGAGATGCTTCTCATAAAATGAATCGTCACGCGGTTCAGTACTTACGCAATGTAGACGATTCATTTTTACCTTCTGACCAATTTGTGTATCCAATTTCCATTTGTACAAAATGTGAAAAGGGGGAACTGATTCATGTAGATTATGAAGGTATGATGATTTGCAACAATCCATCTTGTGCGTGTCAATTTCATGTATTGATTGAAAACGAACGTCCGTCTTACAAAGACCCCCCGAAAGAAATCTGTTTCTATGCCTATAAACGTATTAATCATTTTCGTGAAATTTTAGCACAATTCCAAGCGAAAGAAACGACACAAATCCCATCCGATATTTTAGAAAATATTCAATTGCAAATTAAAAAGGAACGTATCCAATTGGAAAGTATCACCAATAAAAAGACGAAGGAAATTCTAAAGAAATTCGGGTATAACAAATATTATGAACATATCCCTTTCATCAAAGATAAGTTAGGCATCAAACCGCCAACGATGAGTCCTGAACTCGAAGAAAAATTGTGCAATTTATTTATTGAAATTCAACGACCCTATGCCAAATTTTGTCCGGATGCTCGTGTCAACTTTTTGAACTACTATTATACCATCTATAAACTATGTGAACTGTTAGAGGAAGATCATTTCTTACCCTTTTTCCCAATGTTAAAAGACCGTGAAAAACGAATTGAACAAGACGAGATTTGGAAAAACATTTGCAATGATCTAAATTGGCAATTTATCCCCACGATTTGAAATACATTGTCTTCCCATTTCAACCAATTCTTCTCGAAAAGGTTGGTTGCACAGCACCTTTCCGATATGGTATGGATGAATCGAACCGATGGGTGTAGTAAAAATATACACAAATTTGCCATTAGGCACCACAGTATTCGAACATACAATATCAAATAGTTTGACAAAGATATGCTGCATAAATTCGATAGGGGAGTCCAGATTTACAGTTCTTTTATGGTCAATCATCACCACCAAAAGGGTATCTTGCTCTACATCGGGTATCGGACAATGTTTCACCAATCCACCATCGATGTAATATTCCCCCTTGTATACAATAGGGGTGAATAAAAAGGGAATGGCAGAGGACATGGATATTGCCTGTATCACGGGCAATTCTGGAAAGGTTTGATGATTGACATCCACCGAGTTCATATGCGTAACGGACGTGGTGTAAATATGTATATTCATACCGGAACGTTCATGGAACTCTTTCATCGTAATGGATATGGGTATATCGTATGCATTAAAAAAAGGAAGAAGAAGTTCTTCAAAACAAGAAGAATCTACAAACCCTTTGTGAGTAAACATATTTTCCATATCTATTTTGAACCATTTGTCTAGAGGACGTTGGATGAAATAATCTACCATTTCTTGGATTGGAACACCCATAGCAAGTAACACGCCTAGAATAGAACCCGCCGATGAACCATGTATACTTTTCAAGGTGGATATATCTAAGATAGATTCTTGTTGCAATTGTTGTAGCATACCTAATTGAATCAATCCATCGGGACCGGCAGATGAAATGACCAAATGTTCAATCATTAGTATAGTTGTGACAAATAAAGTGGCAATCCACTGCAATGATATCGTAAATTTTTAGTCTGTTTTTCGTATATGCAGGCAACGAAAATCAATTTAGACGAACTCTTTGAATTTAAGAAAGAACAAGATTTGAATACCTTGAAGACCTACAACCTCTTGTTGGAACGGGTCCATTTGAACATCAAACGTACTTCTAGGCAAAAAAACGAGAATCAATGCTGCTGGTATGTGGTTCCTGAATTTATTTTAGGGGTACCTCGATATGACGTCCGTAATTGTATCGCCTACATTGTACGCGAATTACAAGACAATGGGTTTAAAGTGACCTATACGCATCCCAATTTATTGTTTATAGTATGGTCGCATTGGGTACCGGATTATGTAAGGATGGAATACAAAAAACAAACGGGTGTATCCATTGATGGATATGGGAAGGAAGTCAAACAAGAGGATAAACCACCATCCATCATTAAATCGACCTCAAGTTACAAACCGTCTGGACTCATTTATAAAGACGACTTTATTCGTCTAATTTAAATTCGGAATGCATATAAAAAACGTTGTAACCAACGCGATTCTGTCTTACCAACCAGGACCAAGAGGTTTCTGGCACTCTATTTCTAGGTGTTTGGGCATCCCATTTTCATAGGGCCAGACAAGTTCAACTCGCAAGATTCTGGAATCGAACGCATTCTCTGATCGAGATACACGCTGCATCTCGACATTTTTGCGTCGCTTCTTGATTTTATTGCCAGAATACTTGGTCTCTCGGGAACCTAGCTCTTTTCGTGAAAAGCCCCCAGTTCGCTTGACGCGGTTCTGGTTTCCTTTCACGGTTTTGACGAAGGTGTCTGTTACTCTCAGCATTCTGTAAATGGATCTACAAATCTCTGTTATATAAATAGATTCAATTTTATTTCATGTTATTTGAATTGTTCCCATTTGATTGCACCGTATCATCATTTAACGACTTTATTCGAAGATGCCGTTGTTAAAAAACTCGTTTTACCGAGTCACAAGGCGCATATCCTCAGTGTTCACTTACCTCGAGTGGTTCGTCGCCTTCGGATTCAATATCCTCTAGCTCGAACGTCTCCGAAACCCAGCGTCCCATCTTTTCGATACGTCCAATCTCAGTGAGCTTGTCAGAGAGATCTTCAAACTCTAGTTTGAGAACGGGGAGAACGGGGTCGGCTTCGGGTTCGAGAGTGAACAACGCTGTGTTCTCATCACGAGATGCACGGTGTCGAGCCTTGCTCTTGATGGCACTCCATTTACGGCTTTCGCCATACTTTTCAGGTTTCTTTTCACGATGCTTCGCCTTGGAGGGGTTCACCTCCTTGGAGGGGTTCACTTCCTGCTTCTTCGTAGTAGGATTCGTCGACATTTGGAGGGCCTTTTACCTATCTCTTTCTATAGAATCAGTTTCAATTTTATGTGAAAAAAAGCGGTCCAGTTGGTATCACTCATCCTTGTGTGGTCTTATGATTGCACACTGAGTCTAACCGATTTGTGCATTTAAATCTCTCCAGACTCTCTCCAACCGCGTCACTTTGGGTAACATTTTTGGATAAACTCGGGATTGCCGCGCCCGGTTATTGTCCAGCCGACCCTTGTAGATTGGCTTTTTTTTCGCGGGGGCAACCATAACAGAACGTTGTGCCATTATGGATTTAGTATACATCTATTGATCTAAATATTTTGATTCAATTTTATGAAACTATTCCTATTTGACTTAAACCTTTGTTATAAGGTTATCTAATGGAGAGATCAGACGATGATATTTCAGAACTTACCTTCAACCCTTACAATCCGTGTAACAAAGAGATTAGTTTGAGCCAAGTTCAAACTATTCTATCCAAGTATGGGGTGAACGAACAAGCCATCGATATAGAATTGTATCGACGTGCATTTACACACCAATCTTACTGTATGCGTCCCTTGGATCAAAGGATTCAAATTGCAGTGTGTCCTCCCAAATGCATTCCCATTCAAGATAAATCCAATGAACGTTTAGAGTTTTTAGGGGATGGCGTGTTAGAATGCGTGACCAAATTTTATATGTACCGTCGTTTTACGCGTGAAAACGAGGGATTCATGACCGAGAAAAAAATCGCCTTGGTGAAAAACGAGTCCATCGGTTCTCTTGCGTTACAAATGGGATTGTCTGAATGGTATATTCTGTCTCGTCATTCAGAAGAAAAAAAATTACGTACCAATTTGAAGAAACTGGGGTGTTTGTTCGAGGCCTTTTTGGGGGCTATTTTTGTGGATTTCAAAGAACGAGGGTTCCAAATCGCTCAGACGTTCATCGAACGCGTGTATGAAAAACACATTGATTGGACGGAACTTATTTTATGTGACGACAATTACAAGAATATTCTACAAGTCAGATTACAGAAAGAGTTCAAAACAACCCCTGAATACTTGGAGATTAGTCATAATGGTTGTTATCATATGGGCGTCTATTTGTGTTTAGGCCAACCCATTTGGAAAACATCCATTCAACAATCGATTCCATTTCATCAGTTTGAATCCTTTGACAAAATACACGCGTATCTGCGCACTCATTCTCACGTCCTTATCCATTTAGGAGAAGGACGTCATAAAATTAAGAAAAAGAGTGAACAATTGGCGTGCGAACAAGCGCTTCAGTGTATATTAAAATACACACGATAAAATATCTACCTATTGTATGTATCCACCTATACAACCGCATAAAAAGGAATGGTTATGTACGGACCATCTGTCCACTGGACAACACGTAGAAATCTATGTAGAATGTAGTGGAAATCCAAAGGGTATTCCCGTCATTTATTTACATGGAGGACCTGGGGACCATAGTATACCTCGGATTCGCAGACTATACGACCCGAAATTCTACCATATTATCTTGTTTGACCAACGAGGATGTGGAAAATCGTTACCTGCAAATCACACGGAAAAAAATACAACCGAGTATCTGATTCGTGATATAGAATCCATTCGGGAATGGATTCATACACCTAGTATGGTGGTAACGGGCGGAAGTTGGGGGAGTACACTTGCCTTGTTGTACGCACAAGCACATCCTTCGAGAGTGGATGCACTTATCTTACGAGGCGTGTATGATTTGACCAATGACGATGTCTTGGACCACATGTACCCAGAACAAGAGGATATAATACAAAAATTTATCCAATTAAAACCATCGGAGGATGAAGACACGAAAATTCAACAGATATTGTCCCGTAAAACAAAAAAACGCACGGCATTGATTCGGCTAATGTCAAATGAGCCTCAAATGCACGTCACAACAAAAACCACACGGAAAGAACCTTTTAAAGAGAGTGAAACCCTTGCGATTATTGGCACGCACTATGGTGTACATCATCATTTCGCTTCAAAACATCAAATCTATAAAAATATGTATAAAATCAAAGACATTCCTACCATTATGGTGGAAGGACGATATGATATGGTCACTCCACCTAAAATGGCATACACTCTCTGTAAACGTTTTACCGATTGCGAATTGATCATGGTTCCAGCGGGTCATTCCTCGTCCGAGCGTGAAGTGACGCGTGCACTGGTTAAGGCATCCAACAAATTAAAAACGATTTTAAAATAAGAAACTAGGGTATGAAGCTGATTCTTATTTTGTTCTGGTTGTTTGTAGGCATCTGTATACCGATTGCGTATACCGATAGTTTAACACCCATTACACGGGTGGAACAACCCGACTTGAAAGTAAAGCTGGTACAGGATGCCTACGATACCGTCCAAAATCCATACACACCACCCTTACGTTATCTAGATACAGAATCCTATAAACAAATGGGCTATTTGAAACGTCAATCGACACGACTTCCGTTTTTTGGTAAACCTGCGAATCTTCGAAGAGATATGTGGTATTATTACACGACGATGGATGGGATTAAATTACCGATTACCATCAACAAACGTAAATGTTCTATTTCACCGGGATGTTCTTCAGTTTCTTCTGGTGATACGGTTCACGTAGAAGGGAATGTATGGACGGTTGAACTCTATGAGATGGACATGTATTAATTTACATTGTTCTGCTCATCTACTTTTCCAACAAGTGCCATAGAGGCAATTAAATCATTGGCGCCAATTTCTTTTGCATCTTGTTGGGCCTCTTTTAAAACATCTGCTATAACTGGTTTAATATAATAATTATATTCTGAGCTGCATAGAATGGCAACCCACATAACTTTATATACTTCAGGAGTAAGTATTTCAAATTTTTTAAAAACGGTATCCAAATTACTTTTAAGTAACACGATATAACTATTTAGGATGGTTAATATTTTGTTAATCTCATTCACATAATGTTTTCCGCCAAATCTTCTATCATAATTTCTAGTCATTTTACTCTTACTAAAATAGCCGATAACGCCAGCCTCCTTTTTTCTTTTGGCATCTTCAGATTGCAACAATGTACCAAACGCATTATCTTTTAAGGTTGAATCTGTCATTAGCATATTCAGAGTATCCGTTTCCATTAAATGCATTAGAACGTTAATTAACTTTTCTATTTGATACTTTAATTGAGCTTCCATAATTTGGTTGATTTGGTATTTTCTCACACGTTCTCCTCCGTCCATCCTTTCCCTATGATCCATAAACTGTTTTGCCTTTGACATCAATTGTTGCAATTGATTAGAATCCATCGGTTTTGGCCTCATTTTGTCATTTAATTTTTGCTCATTGTCTAACATACAGTCATTATAAGGATCATCATATAATCCAATCACATCATAAGATTTCTTGATTAAACTGAATAATAAATAACAATCCATAATAATAAATATAGCATCTTGCATCAATAAGCGTAACATGAGATTGTTCCTGATCAAATCCAACATTTTATTTGCAATGAGTAATGTGCCAGCCAACAGCGCGGCGACCGGTATACCAACCCCAGAAACGGCGAGATTAGAAATAACAGCGGACGACACTGCAGTAGCAGTATATGCGTTATCAATTAACTGTTGTAATTGTTCTTGTTCACCTGCTAAACCAGTTGAACTAGAAACAATCTCTTTTGGTTCTACAGTTTGTGGTTTTGTACTTTTAAACATTCCAAGGCTGGGCCAAACACCTCCATATTTTTTACTTATACCTTTTCTTGTCTTTCCTTTATGTTTACGTTTAATCGTTTTTCGATGCATATTCCTACTATATACAAATAAAAACATATCATTTATCAGGTACGATGTAATCATCAACCAGTTTACCAAAGGTTGTTTTAACGAATAATAGGTGATGTAATACAACGCCAAGTATAAAAAATCCTATTGTAGTAGGCAATAATTTCCACACTGTAAAGCGTGCGATGAGCCACGCACCGATGAAGGTAGCGATTACATCAGCGATGGCAATTCCACCAACGTGTGTATGAATGCCTTCCCCCGGTACACCTAAGCTATTTCGATACGAACAATCCATACGGATACATAGGAAAATAGTGTTCAATTGCGATTGGAAATGAAGCGAAATTTGTATTACGATTCATGTTCCGATAGATCACGCGTCCATATTTGCACAATGGTATCTATGGACATTAACGAGGGAACCCAACCATATTCGCACCGATGCCAAATCCCGCACCCGTTCGTGCAGTTACGCCCATACTGGGAATGTAGGTATCCAAAATGGAAAAGGTTGCCGCCGCAGTAAGAGCAATGAGAGCGACTTCGTCTAAACTAAGTCTTCCTTTAGGAATGGCGTAAGCGGCGATAGCGACCATCAAACCTTCCACTAAATATTTGATAGCTCGTTTTATCAATTCACCTAAATCAAACATAGATTTAGAATAGAAAAAAATATATCCAGAATAAAACTTAAATAAATGCGGGTAATTGGCTGTATGTCGGAAAAAAAACAATATGTAGACTTATTGGAGGAGGACAAACCCATCGCACAACAAAAGTTTGTATGTGTTTCCTTTGTTTCGCCTGAAAATATCATTCAACGGAAGGAACATTTTTTTTTCGACCGATTCGTGAAGACATGGGACTTAGTCAAATCGATGCAAAAGTACGCACAGTTCACGGCATTTCTAGCCTACAAGTACAATCTAGATCCAGAACAAGTGACCACGGATTTGAATGAGTTCTGTAAGGAGGAATCCGTTACTTTGGCTAAAGAATCGGTTGCGGATGATTATAAAACCTATCTCGAGAAATATGTGGAAGATTTAGAATTGGAGTACAACAAGAAGAATGATTTCCAGACCAATACTCGTGGCATTAAAATTCGAGGTGTATTTCCATCCCAAGAAGAAGCTGAAATACGTGCAAAGTTATTGCGCGAGAACGACCCGCATTTTGATGTGTATGTAGGACCCGTAGGCGTTTGGATGCCGTGGGAGCCTGACGCGTATAGAACCGGACAGGTTCACTTTTTGGAATCACAGCTCAATGAGCTCATGTCCAAGAAACAACAGAACGAGGCAAGTGCAAAAGAATATTTCGACAAACGTGTGAAAGATGCCAAGCGGAAAGCCATCGAAGAAAATGTTCGGAAAGCAAGAGAGAGTGGCAATAAGCTTTCTCAGTCCATTGATGCAAATGATAATTTGGTCAATGTGAAGAATGTAGAGGATATTCAGAAAACTCTGTTTGAAACGGAAAATGTAGTGACAGATAAAAATTCAGACCATGGATTGTCTAACTTAAAGACATCCCTCTGAAACTATTTTATATCTATAAAGAATGGCGAATCAAATCAAACGTCCTTGTAGAGGAAGAAAGTCGACGTGCAAGCGCGCACCTGTAAGCTGTGAAAACACTAGACGTAGTCGTACACGACGAAGTTATTGCAGGAAAACACATAATCGTAAATCGTTTTAATCTATTCGTAATATAATGATGAAGGCCGTTTTAGTGGAGTTTATAGGAACCTTACTTTTCCTATACGTGATTATTGCAACCGACAATTCCGTGGCGATTGGCGCAGTTTTATCGTTGATCGTTTATTTAGGAGAACCCATTTCAGGAGGTAATTTTAACCCAGCCGTCACGGTCATGATGGTGGCTGCAAAGAAGCAAAACATAAACACCGCGCTACCTTATATTGTAGCACAACTTGCCGGAGGTCTTGTTGCGTTGGAGATCTATAAGCGCATTCATTAACTTAAATAGTATTTGTGTGAATAGACTATGAAGGTCTTGTCTATCGACATTGGGATTAAGCATTTGGCACATTGTCTTTTTGATGTATCGGATACGCTTCGTATTGTAGATTGGGATGTCATCGATTTAACGGATGAGTATGTATGTGCATGCTCCAAGCCCGCGACGCATCGATTCCATCAAACCTATACGTGCAAAAAACATACCTATCCGGAACTGTCACTTGTTGAATTGATTGCTCAATGTACAGGTCGATCGATTCCATTGGGTACCAAAGCGGAAATGAAAAAGAGATTGTTTAAAGAAGTCAAGCCGATTCCGCCACCAACTTTGGTGGATTTAGGACAACAAATTATGAAACGTTATGCACGATTTTCAGAAGTAGATGTCGTGTTGATTGAAAATCAAATTGGTCCCCTTGCCAGTAAAATGAAATCGGTCCAAGGACTGGTTGTCCAATATTGGTTGATGAGGGGTGCAAAAGTCGAATGCATATCGGCGTGTAACAAGCTCAAATTGTTTCATTCAGGAAAAACGACCTACGCTCAACGTAAAAAGTTGAGTATACAATACACTCAAGTCATGCTTGAACAAAATGGATTGGTGACAAATTTCTCCTCTCATAAGAAAAAGGATGACTTAGCGGATACTTTTTTACAGGGGGTTTGGTATTTCCAAATGAATAATTGCGGATTACTTAAAATTAATTGTTCTTAATCACATTATGGAGGTTATCAATTTAAGCGATACGCCTACAGTCAGTTTTGGACCAGGCATTGAATTGTTGATGAATGATAAGCCCAAAAAGGAAACAGTTTCGGTTACGGATTTGGATAAGCTAGAATCAGAATTAAACGATCTTTCACGTTCCTCGATACCTACTTCAGCACCTCCGTCCACACCCGTTAGTTTTCCACGTATGGAAAATGTAGTCATTGAAGAATTACCTTCGGTCAAATTTGATATTCCAGAGAAACCCAAGGACCCTATGACGTGGGATGGGTTTAAACCATTCCAAGGTGACCCTGATAAAGTGACCGCAACAAAAGATAGCTTGAAAGAACGTTTTTCCTATTTACGAAAATTAGAGGACCTTGAACTCAAGGGTGTACGATTGACCCGTAAATATACGATGGATTCTTCACTTGAAGAAATGAAAGGAGAATACGAGAACATCATTTCTGAAAAAGAACGAAGCAACAATGTCAAGTTTCAGGGTAAAATGTTGATGGCCTTGATTACCGGGGTGGAATTTCTCAATTCCAAGTTCGACCCATTTGATGTCAAATTGGATGGATGGGCTGATCAAGTCAATGAAAATATTTCAGATTACGATGACATTTTCGCAGAATTGCACGAAAAGTACAAGAACAAAGCTAAACTGGCGCCTGAACTAAAGTTGATGTTCCAATTAGGAGGAAGCGCCATTATGTTGCATATGACAAACACCATGTTCAAATCCTCTGTGCCTGGAATTGACGACATTATGAAACAAAATCCAGAATTGATGCAAAAATTCACTCAGGCGGCCGTGAACTCCATGGGGGCATCTCACCCTGGTTTCTCTGGTTTTGTCAACTCTGTACAGCCCACGAGAGAAAGAGAACCGCGCGAAGTACGCCGCGAACCACGTGAAGAAAAACGGCCGGACATGAAGGGACCGAGCGATATCAATTCTCTTCTAAGTGGACTGAAGCCTAAAACGATTCAACTCGATGAAGGAAGTACAGTAAGTTTGAGTGAATTAAATGAGATGAAGGATGGTTTGAATTCAGCAAAGAGAGGACGAAAGAAACGATCTGAAAAGAATTCAATGAGCCTAAACCTGTAAAACTTTTATGACGTGAATGTATGTACTTGAATAATATACGAACTCATTTTACTTCTATCTTAAGCTTATTTTTGTTGTGCACCACATTGATCTTGCCGATTCTCATCTTTATGAAACCCATATCGTCTTGGTTGGCAGGGTTTGACAATATAGATGGAATTGTAGAGGCAACACCTGCAACAGGAGGCACCTTTTACACCATTGCCTCAATTTTGAATTTACCTCTTTTTTTCAATTTATTGATTCGACAATCCAATACCCGAATGATCAACCAGATCTATACGGGATTGTTTTTCTTGTTGTCTATTGTTCTCGTCGTATTCAATCCAATGGGGGTGTTAACGACGGCGTATAGTTTACAAACCATACTCTGTATAACCGCAATTGTCTTTGTTATACTGAAATATGTTAGAACCGGAATCCTAAAACAGGTCATCTTAATCGCCATGGTCATCACATTAGGGGTATGTGGTGAGACGATGGGGGTGAACTATTCGGGATTGCACCTCTTGTATTATCTGTTGTTTTATTTGATGGGTTATGTGTGGAACTTTTTCGATTTCAACCTATCCGGACTATCCAGCCAACCGATCCAAAGTGTATACGATACGGCATCCTACCTCTATACACAACTTCCTGGTATTTCCCTGATATTTGTGATTGAGATTTTCTTGATTGTTTTGATTTTATATGGTCGAACATGGATCAAGAACTATTATGGAGGAGAATTGGTGGTTCATAATCCGATTGATTTAAACAAACGATCTTCGTATAACGTATCCAATGTACATCAATACACCTATACATTATCCTTCTGGGTTAATCTAGAGGCCACCTCTCCTGGATTTTCTTCCTCCTCCAATGAATACACGGATGTAGTGATGTATGGAGGGAACGTATTAATTGCGTATAATAGTTCACTCAATATAATCCGAACCGTGATGAAAAATGAATCGAAGAAGACCGTCTATGATATGAACGACATTCCATTACAAAAATGGAATCACGTGGTATTATCTTACGCAAACGGCACTCTTGATTTATTCTTGAATGGCGAATTACAAAAAAGTACAGTTGCAGTACCCCAATTGACAACACAAGATATGATTGTTGGTGCGGAACAAGGTGTGTATGGTAAATTATGTACAATGATGTTTTACAATAAGGTGTTGACGATGGAAGAAATCCAGGCCTTGTATACCCAATTTAAAGACAAGAATCCACCAACCCTCTAAAAGGTACTTCCTGCATAGTTGGAGGGGAGAGGTTCAAAACTATCGGGGGATTGGGCGTTTTGAAGTGGATTGTTTGGACCCGAAAACATGGAGTTGAAATCAGGTTCAGGAGAATTCATTGGATTTGCGGTACTACCTCCTTTGGGTAACAACGGCGGTGTTTGTATTTGGGGTTGAGACAAAGGTTGGGTGTGTTTGACGCGAACGGGTTGCGGAGTCGACAAGACACGATCTATCAAAATCGTAACCTTGTCCCCCAAGGAAGTCATCATACTCAACAATACAATCAAGGTCGGTAAAATAACAGTAATGATATTTTGTTCGGCATATTTTATCCCGCTGGCCGTGGGGATAAAGGTAATAATGCGATGAATGAACATAATGCCTATAAACAGTACAATACATTGAAGCGTAATTTCTACAAAAATGGCTATACTTCCTTTATCTCGGTCGACAACAGGCGCATAATCCTGAATGGTTCGGTTCAGTAAAGAAACCAATACAATGGCGAACACCGTATACTGCATAATATTCACCATTTCCTGTCGACTGTCTTGTTCAAAGTTAAACACGTGAGAGAAAAAATTAGGCGATTCTTCCATTGGTCTATCACAAGAAATTAATATTAGTTTAAAAAGTTAAAAATTAATGTACTTAGGTGATATGTCTAAACAAAAGCCTGTTCCAATGCCCACCAAAATATCGATACCCGACGCCGTATTGAATTTAGCAAGGCGAGTGAAGGGACTAGAAGACAAGAGTATGTCCCAATTAAAGGCAATTGAACAAAAACTAGGGGACCACGAAAATAGGTTTATTGAAGACGCACCCGACATGGACCAAATTGCCGAAATGTTTAAGCTGATGGGTTCCAAAATCGATGGATTGATGGAACGTTTAGTAGAAGTGGAAAAACGGAATGACATTAAACCTCCTAAAAAGAAAGGAGGTACCGTAAAACTGGCTGATTTGGGGACAGAAGATACCAATGGGATTTCATTCTCATAATCCATATAAAAAGATGACAACGTCAACTAGTAATGAATATTGGTATCCTTGCTACGATATGCATTGTCACTGTATTGTACATTCATATTCATTTTCAATTACATACAAGCAATGATTTAGAAATTTACGAGATTGCCATGCCTACCAAAACCAAATTAGAAGAAGTGTGTAACTTCAAACAACCCGTTTTATTTGATTATTACGAAGAAACCATTTCACGGTGTACACTCGATTCGCTCGACGAATACAGTGCGTTCGACGTAATGGTGTTTGATGATACCCACGTAGGCATATCGTTACCCTTGGAAAAGGCCCGCGAATTATTCAAAACGGGCCGCCACGCCACGTTACACAACGGAACATTTCTTCAAGAAACAATGTTGAAGCGATATTATGATTTGACGGATTTAGCGCTTCGTCCACCGATGGTTACTTCAATGACTCACGATATATTCTTTGGGTCATTGAATTATACGACTCGTCTTCAATATCACACGTCATGTAGAAATTATTTCTTGGTCACTCAAGGAACCATTACGATAAAATTAACTCCACCACGCAATACACCCTTTATGAAAGAAATCAAGAAATACGATACACAAGAGTTTTTCAGTGATTTAAATCCATGGACCGATGACCCTAAAAAGGTCAAATTTTTAGAATTGGTTGTTCCCGTAGGTAAATTGTTTTATATCCCTGCTTATTGGTGGTATAGTATTCGATTAGAAAAAGATGCATGTATATGCATGTTTCACTATAAAACGTTGACCAATTTAATCGCCACGTTACCCGACATTGGAATGGGTATATTGCAACGTCATAATACAACTACAAAGATGTTACCGGTGGTTCAACTTTAGTCTCCTTCATTCTGTGACGCGTTTCGCACATCAGAGGGCCTCCGCCCACACCCGTCACATTCACTGCCATACACTTGTGCTGGTTGTCGGTAAGCTCCTTTTTATGAAAATTCACATATTCACCTTGAACAAGGTATTTGTATACATTAGGAGACACAACCAACTGCTGGTAATGTACAAATATATCTTCCTGTTCATGATGAATGAAACCATACCCGGATTTATTGTTGAACCATTTTACGATTCCCGTGAACATTTCTGGCATTATATAAATAAAGGTATACAATTCTTTATATCAATTCCAAAATAATATAAACTCATAATGGTATACGATGTATGTGTGGAATATTTGCCATTGTCAATTCAGATATGGACAACAATCAAGTCCACGCGGACTTTATGCGTGGAAATCGTCGAGGTCCCGACCATACTGCTTATCAACAATATGGATACGTTGGATTGGGATTTCATCGTCTCGAAATCAATGGTCTAGATACTATTTCCAATCAACCCATCTCCATCAACGGTATTCATTTAATTTGTAATGGGGAGGTATACAATTATCCAGAACTCTATGAAGCACTCAACCTGACTCCCACGACGAATTCAGATTGTGAAATTATTGTACATTTATACCGTGAATTCGGCATTGAACATATGTTGCATATGATAAATGCATCTGAGTTTGCCTTTGTCTTGTATGATTCTATCAAGAATATAGTCTATGCCGCTCGAGACCCGCACGGAGTGCGACCCTTGTTCAAAGGAGTACGGAACAATACACTTTGTTTCGCCTCGGAAATGAAAATGATTCCAGAAGGAATGACCATTACGCCTGTTTTACCGGGTACATATACGGATGGAACACGCGTGCATACGTATCATTCGTTACCCTCGATAAACCCAGCATTGCTTCGTCCTCAATATCTCATCAAAGAGACCCTGTATGAGTGCGTGCGTAAGCGTGTATTGCATACCGACCGCCCTATTGCGTGTTTGTTGTCTGGAGGATTGGACAGTAGTCTCATTGCGTCCTTGGTTACCCAATGCCTTCGAGATTTGGGTAAGCCTTCACTCGAAACCTATAGTATTGGACTGGAAGGTGCAGAAGATTTAAAGTATGCATCTATGGTGGCCCGTTATCTGGGGTCGAAACATACGTCCATCGTACTAACGGAGGAAGAATTTTTAGCAGCTATTCCAGAAGTCATTTATGCAACCGAAACGTACGACACGACGTCGATTCGGGCAAGCGTAGGTAATTTCTTGGTAGCAGATTATATCAGCAAGCATAGTGAGGCCAAGGTTATCTTTAATGGAGATGGGGCAGATGAAGTATGTGGGGGGTACTTGTATTTGAAAAATGCCCCCAATGAAGTCGAATTCGATAAAGAGTGTCGTCGGTTGGTCAAGGACATTCATTATTTTGATGCACTTCGTAGTGATCGATGTATTTCCTATCATGGATTGGAAGCAAGAACTCCTTTCTTGGACAGGGCCTTTGTTGAACTGTATCTGTCTGTTCCAGCGAATCTTCGTTATACCCAATGTGAAAAGGAATTGTTACGAACGTCGTTTGAAGGAATGCTTCCGTGGGATATTTTATGGCGAAAAAAAGAAGCGTTTAGTGATGGAGTGAGCTCTCTACACAATTCGTGGTATTCTATCATTCAGCGATCGATTCCCGCGTCAATCCAACACGAGTATGCAGCACAAACCACATTGTTGACCCAAGAACAATATTACTATAAAAAGGTGTACGATTCCTATTATTCTACAGTGTTGCCCTATTATTGGATGCCTAAATATACAAACAGCAAAGATTGTAGCGCACGAACTCTAGAAACGTATGAAGATTAAACGCACGCTCGGTAATAAAATGTACTGACCGAGGTTTTACTTTTTCGAGTAATTTTACACACCATACCTGGTCTCATACACAGGACCAATGCAACGGGATCATACCGACTAATGGCCGGTAAATCTGCAATGGTTTGAATATTGTGCTGTTTAAACAGTTCATCCTCTTCTTCAACCGTCAAAATTTCATGTTTGGGTACTTGGACGTGTTTCAGAATATTAAACTGTAAACGTTTGATGTTAATGACGGATGCGTATATTTGAGAATCGTTCCACAACGTGTTTAATGCAGCAATCTGAGCATCATTGGGGTCCATCTTCACAATGATCATCAAATTGTCCTCTTTGTTTAAAATGGGTGGTTCGTCTTCATTACTTTCGTAAAAGGAACACGCTTCCGAAGCTACATTCAACCGTCCATCCAGGTAGAACTTGATGAAAATCTTTTTACCATTTTTATGGGTCAATAATAAATCCAATTGTTTTTGATCCATCATTGCACCCACCTGCTGTATTCCGCAATGGGCATACTCGGAAACATCGTATCCGGTTTCTTCCAAGATGGCGAGAAGATTATTACGAGCAGAATAAATGTGGGTAACACTAACCGTCTCCATTCTATATGTTAACTCTATACTAATATTTATATCTCAATTTTATGAATATTTGTCTCATCGGTTAAGGTATCACTCTTATCTACAATCTCAAGATTATCTGTCTCTGGTTCTGGAATCGGCTCCATTTCCGGTTCGGATTGAACGGGTTCAGCCTCTATCGGCTCTGAAACAATCGATACGGAAGGTGGTTTACTATTTGGTGCCGGATTTAATTGAACAGTAATTTTACGCACGTGTGAATTGATCGCAATGTTGTTTTCGATGACGTATTGCAACGAGTTGACGCCATCAATCTTCCATTGAATGTCATCTAAGATGAGTTGTTCAATCTTATTTCCCTCCATACGGTCCTTTATTTTGTTGGGGAGGATATCATTACGTGTTTTCATTTCTATACCTTTTTTGGGTTCATCGGGGCGGTACACTTCGGCACCCCCGATACGGTGAACCAAGGCATCGTCTTCTCCGCCCCATCCATAAAAGGTGTTGGGGAATCCATTCATTTGTTTGAATTTGGACTTTGAAATACGCAAGACTCTCCCTAAGAAGTAATCCTTTTTACCCGCGGTGTATTTATCGTCTTTGATCAATCGCCCCAAATGTACAAGGTCCTTTCCATCCTCCCCATAATAACGATCGATGATATCCTCTGGCATAAGTATGTCTACATCGTGTACCACAAATGTATCGACATTGGGTAATTCCCTTGTAAGATAATCAAACCCAATATTCAACAACATCCCTCGATTGAATTTATCCGCCTCACTTTGTTCTACCACGAGAATGTTGATATTCTTATAATGTTCAATGAATTGGGCGAGTTGCTCACCGCGGTCTTGGTCACCGGAATCGCGAAAGGGCACAATAATGACCGTAGTACTGGTAGGTACCGCATTCGTCTCTTTGTAGGATGTGAAGGTCAACTCGTGTTTCGGTTTCAACGATTCTATCAACTTTCCGTTGTCGACATCATACATATTTTTCTGAGGTTGTAAAATCCCCGAGATGGAATTGCATAGATCCGAGACATAATCATAGACAAACTCTTTGGTAAAGTATTTTTCGTAGAAATCCATTCCGTTTTTCGAAATTTGTTGACAAATCTCATCATGGTCTAAACACCATTTCATCGTTTCCGCGACTTCGGCAACGGTATTCACGAGGATACAATCTGCACTACCAATGTCAGGGTCATCGATGGTTTTCATCTTCAACATCGGTTCAAACCAAAGCGTGTAACGCGATTTGACGTTCAGTACACAAAATCCAAGCCCTAACAATCCTCCAAATCGATAGGCGGCTGAATTCCCTTGCACGTTAAGGGTATATTTAAACTTGACTTGTTCGCTCATTTCCATTCGTTTTCCTGTATTCTTACGGTCTTTTGGATTAATGTACTCTAAACGAAGTGAGTCGTCTACATTCTTTCCCTTGATGCGGTTTGTGAAATTGACAATCTTTGTATCCATAAATTCTTCCACCAGTTCATTGATATACATTCGCGGATTGGTACTTGCGTCGTTTCCGCATCCGGTTCCTTGGCCTCTCCAAACACATTTATTCTCGCGAGTTTCCCAGGCAGGTAGATTTTCTCTGGAAGGACTTGTATTTTTACAAACAATACCCTTATGACCACGATCGGTTTCCAATTTTGCAAATTTCTTTTCAGGACAGATGATGTTCCAATCGTCTCCGGTTGGAAACGTAAAATCTGCGTGGTCTACTGAGGTGGACTGTCCTACGACTGGAATAAACGTCTTTTTGTCATAGGCGGACATGGGAACGTCTCCGTAAATGGCATCAAACGATTCTTTCCAGTCTTTTCGTAAATGAGGGAAATCTTTGCGAGAGAGAAAAAAGACACAATCGTTCACTTTACGATGACTACACGTGTCCACCAGCATATCATACATTTCAGACAAATAATTATCGGTTGGATCTCGGTCCTCTTTTTCCGTCCGAAGTAAACAATTGGTTGCGTGCCACGTCTTGGGGTCTTTCGAAGTCTCTTTCCGTTTATTCGAAGGTAGAGATTTCAACAACATTTCCAATTGAGCCTCCTCTATTAAAGTGTAAAAATCATTGGTAAAGTTGACATTGTACAAGGGTAAGAAATTAAATAATTTATTATTTTTGATACGCACGAAAATAGCCGTCTTCATTTTATTCACAAAGTAGGACAAGGTGGTGTCGAAATTATCCGGGTGGGGTTTATAAATATCTAGTTCACATCTTTCCTTTTGATACTCGGATGGATAAGGTTTAGGTTGGATCGTTCGAGCAATCGAAATACGTTCAAATTGACGTGTCACATAAGGGAAAATCATTGGATTTAGACCGTGTGCGTTGATAAGGATGTCACGACAAGGTGTGTTTCCACTCGCAACATACAGTGTATTTTCCAACAGAGCGTATAGGGTAAGTTTCAAGGATGAAAAAAGGACAGTGGTCAGAGTCTGCAATGCCTTGTACCGCATATTCTCAAACTGGTCGACGGTATCGGATGTAATCAATCTTGCTTGTACATTCATGGTGGCCAATTCTTGGAGCAATAGTTTAAACGCATAGGGAACATTCAACGCACTAAACGATTTCTTATGTTTAGGCACGGTAAGCAATGCCTGATTTTCAAAGACCATGCCATCTATGGATGGACTTATTTGTAAATTGGTAAAGTCATCGTAGACGGCCAACAATCCAGATGTATTGTCGACATAAATCCGATAAGGAATGCGAGAATTGTTGACCATCATAGTTCCGTCCCCACGATCCATCAAGGATTCGCGTACAAAACTAGCCATTCCATTGGCAATGACGCCATCACGTTCCATTTCACCAATACGCAATCCGCCTTCATTGGAACGACCCTGTACAGGTTGGCGAGTGAGTGCCGTATTCGGTCCTCGCACACGAAAGTTAATCTTATCCGCTACCATGTGCTTCAATCGCAAATAATACGTGGGTCCGATAAAAATATTACTTTCAATTTGTTCTCCTGTAAATCCATTGTATAATAATTCCGTTCCACTGCTATGATAACCTAATTGTGGAAGTTCACGACGATAGGTGTCTACGAGCGTTTCATTGGTTTCATCCATGTTAGTGGTGTTAAATGCGGTACAATCCCCCAATCCTCCATTGTGTAGATGAACCTTGCCAATAAGCGATTCAATCAATTGACCAATGGTCATTCGCGAAGGAAGTGCGTGCGGATTGATGATGAGGTCAGGACGGATTCCATCTGATGTAAAGGGCATATCTGACTCATTTAAAACAAGTCCACACGTTCCTTTTTGGCCCGCGCGGGAGGCAAACTTATCGCCAATACCCGGAATTCGTTCATGACAAATGCGTACTTTAGCAACACGATTGCCTGGAGTATCTTCACTGATAAAGGTTCGGTCCACTCGTCCCTCTTGGTCCCGATTGGGATAAATGTTCTTGATACTTTCTCCTTGTGCCATACGCATCAGTACCGTATCCGGACGAACCTCGGTATTCATTTGCACGATTCCGTTCTCGTCTGTATTGGTACTCCCTTGGAATACCAAGGGGATATCTCCATTCGATTCAGACACTTCATATGTTTTAAAATAGCTCGTGTTAAACATACCTCTTTCTAAGGACGAACGATTGAATAGAATAGCGTCCTCTGTGTTATATCCCGTATAACACATAATGGCGACAATCGCGTTTACACCACAGGGTAAGGATTTGAAGGGTTGGAGAAAATTACTTTGAATCAAGGGTGTCTGACCATTGTTCAGGACGACACCCATTGTATCCATTCGATTTTGATAATTGGTGTGATACACTGAAACGGCCTGCCTCGATTGTCCACACGAAAATGCATTTCGAGGCAATGGGTTATGTTGTACAAAAATGGTTTGATTTCCCATAAATCCAAGTAGAGAAGAAGCGTGAATTTCCACGTGAGTGTACAAGGTCTTTTCAAAATTCTCTAATGGGTCAAACCCAATCAAGGATGAATTGCTTTCATCTGCATCCAAATATTCAATCATACAAGGCTTTTTGGCATCACCGTGTGTCATGTCCACCCACGAACCAAGTCGTTCGGGTGAATACGAAAGTTTGCGTTTGTGATTCACATAAAACAATGGGCGTTGAAGACGACCCGCATCGGTGTAAACGTACAAGGTATTTTCACCAATATTCCAACTAATGCTTGTAGTAGAAGGAAGGATACCCGTTCGTCTGCACTCCACCAATGTATACAACGTGATTTCGGGTTCTTCTATACATCCAACCCATTGCCCATTGAGAAAGAGTTTCACCAAGGTGGCGGATTCTGCTGTCAAGGTATGTAACGGAAGGATGAGGAGTTCATATTCTGCCATCACGTCCAATACACGTTTTTTGGGAAATCCATCTGTAATCCGCGAACATAAACTCAGCTGTTTGTGGGTACCTACATCTGCGCCGTCACTGTCCACTGGGTCAAATAACCCCCATTGAGAAGAATGCAGAAGACGAGGTGCAATGACTTTTGCACTATCATCGATTTGAAGTACACATTTTCGTAAATGAGAGATGGCAGAATTGAAACTGAGACGATTGAGCTTTTGAGACACGCCCACGAGTTGTGTATACTCGGTCGCACCCCACCTTCCTTTGAATCCGGTGATCAATCCATTCTCGGTGATACGTTCTTCGAAAAACTGATGATAATTTGCCAAAAACAATGTGGGGAAGTTGGCTGGTTCATTGAAAAAATTCTTATTCTTATTATGGGCACGGTCAATTTCTACGCCTACGTGCTCCAACTGTTTGTGGTAAAAATCGTGAAATAAATCATGTAGTAATGCACCGGAGGGTTCTACGCGTTTCATTCGAAACGAATCCCGATCGGACACGGGGTCAACCCCTAATGCCATTCGAAGAACCTTTTTCACCATATGTCCCAAGAAAAAGGCCTTGTCTATCAAGTGGTCTCCCATATGCGATAAAAATAATTTGACTAAAATATGAACTGCGTATTGTAACGACTTGTATTTTGTAAAAGAACCGATAAATTCTAGGGCATGATGTTGGGTATAAATACCCATCGCATCACATACACTCTCGTGGAAGTGTTCTCGAAAGTTGTTTTCTCCCAACAAACACGTTTCAATGATTTGTTTGTCGGTTAATACACCTAATGCTCTCATAACTACAAACAGTGGAATGGGTAGACGTACATCAGGTAACTCGACCACCATTTCGTGTAGGGTAACCCCGTCATTGGTGCGCACAGAACTAGATGCATCCTCTTTGGTGGCAATACGTACAGCAGCCACGCGTGGGAATGTGACCCCGTCATCCGAATACGATTTAATGTCTGCACTATAATAATATTTGTCACTGTATTTTTTAGTCGTACAAATGGTGTTTCGTGCACGACCCTCTTGACAAATGATCACCTTTTCACTACCATCGATGATAAAATAACCACCCGGGTCACTTCGACATTCCCCCATTGCAAATCGAACCTCTGGAGGAACATTGTGTAAAATACAGATTTCAGACTGTAACATAATGGGGAAATTACCAAGAAATACCATGTCATCTGGCGTATGTTCTTGCACGACACCATCGATTTTAATTTCAAAGGTTATTTTTGCGTGAATACTGAAAGAATAGGTGAGGTTACGAAGACGAGCATCATTTGGATAGAGTGGTTTTTGTAGACCATTCTCCGTGAACACGGGTACACCAAATACAAATTCGGAAGATGTTTTGGTTCCAACCCATAATCGACATTCGTAACGAAATTCATTTTTATCATCTTTGTTCTTTAGGTTGATCAATGGGTTTTGATTCTTGATGATTTCAGGAATCTGTTTCACGAATTGATTGAACGAATCCAAATGATGATTTACTAAAAATCCGGGTTCTTCTAAAAATTTATGTATGCACTCCATATATTACTCTTTCTATTTATATTTATTGTGTTTTGGCAAACATAATAGATATAATTACATGTCCAAGGGAACTTCATTCATTTGAAACGTGTAGTTTGATTTCTTGTATTGCCTCGTTTCTTGCAATTTTTCCTGTCTTGTATCAAACGATTCTTTCAAGTCGCTCGAATAAGAGGGTTGTAACGGTACATACGCATAGGGGCACCCGGTTTGCTGGCACGCGGTAGACTGGTCAAAGGCAATGATGGAATTTGCATTCTTCTGTAAGTATTGACGATAGTCCCAATTGGTTTTAAGATTTTCACGAGAACGTATCTGGTCATTCAAGACCGCCGTAGGTTGCCAATTCGAAAAAGATCGTCCATCCGACATTAGCGCTGGAAAATCTTGATGGAAATTGTTCATAGAGAGAGTTTAGATTTTATTTTGTAAGAACTCAATCAATTCCTTTTTGGTCTTGAGTTTAGGTCCATTCAACTCCGCTACTTTATCCTTTAACTCTTTCAGGGTAAGAGAATCAAAGGGTCCGACTTCTGTTTCCACAAATTCAGGTACAATTTTTACATCGGGTTCAATCATTTTTTTGACCTCAATCTCTTCACATACTTCTTGAGCTGGCAAGGATACTCTTTTCACATCATCATCAGATACTGTGACTCTTTCTGGGGTACGTTCACGCGACTCATAGTCGAGGTGTACATCCGAGCATTCACTCGTTTCACTAGACTCATCGGATTCTTCATCAGATTCTTGTAATGCAGCTCGTGTAACCCCTGCCATGGTTTGAATGGTCTCAGACATTAATTCCAGACGATTCTCAAAAATAAAGAGTTTTTGACGGATATAAAAAAAGAATACAACCATCAGAATCAGTGTAATGGCCAAACCGATCATACTTTTCTATAGATTATATATACGTTCTTTTGTCCGCATTCTCGCATCCTTTACAATGGAAGTTGGGTAAGCTAACTGTTCAAGCACGTTTACACCTCCACGGTCATAAGATACGCCTTGTCCTAATTTATAAGTATTTCTTCCATGGACGGTTTTCATATGAATCATCTCCATGGTTGAATTTGACTTTAAATTCTCGCATAACTCAAAAAAATGCGTGGTTAACAAAAATTGGAAACTAGGATAATCTGTTAAAAAAGACAAGAGAGAACCCGCGCTTGCAACGGCTTCCACGGGATTGGTGCCAGAAAAGAGTTCATCGAATATACATAAAATACGTTCCTTCTTAACGACTTCATTTAAGATTTCTTTACAACGCCTCGCTTCGGCTTGAAACAAACTATCGCGTCCAGACGTGTCTGGAATATTAATGTAACAATAAAAGGCGTCGTAAGGACAAATGGTAGCAGATTTGTAAAATCCACGACCGATTTGTTGCGATAAGAGTACGTTAATCAAGGTTGTTTTTAACAGTGTAGTCTTTCCAGATGCATTCGGACCCGTCAAGACTTTATTTTTATCCAAAGAATACGTGTTTTTCACGGGATGTTTGGTTGGGTAATAGGCTCGCACAAAAGAAGTTTTCTTTGAAAACACACACGGGTTTATTTTTTTCTGACGATTCAATTGATAGATATTTTGCACAAATCCGTGGAAACCAAAAGAATAGTGCAGGGTTGTTTTCAGTTCAGCATTGTCATACAATTGATAAAACAAAGCTCTCGCTTCACCACATCGAAACATACTTGTATTCAATCCGGACAATTGTGTCTTAAACTGCGTCAATCGTTGCTTGTGTTCTTCCAATACACGATAAAAGGATTGGTAGGTGGGTAATGCGCAAATACTCTGTTGAACGTGGTTCATCGCGTTCAAGGTATGGGTTACATATCGCCCGGCTTCTTGAAATACCGTATGTACCGTGTTAATATTGGTGTAAAAGGTGTAAAACGTGTAGATATTGGTATACAACTGTACGCAGAATAAAAGTGCTGTGCCTACAAGATATGCTCGTTGTTTGACATCCGCATCTTGAAACCCAGTGACCAATCCACCAATGGCGTGTTGTTTGAGTACTTGCTTCAAAATTTCGAGGTAAGTTGACCACGAAAGTTCAATGCTTTTCATACGAAGAATGACAAATGGGATAATGACCATAATCAAGGGAGTCAACAAGAAGAGAATCGGAGAGGTAATGAAATAAATACTAATAAAGGTTAGAAAAGAGGAGGATTGGTTCAACATACTCAATCGTTCGGATTCGATATACTGATAACTGATTTTGAACTCTTTATTGTCCTGGATTCGATTCCAATGTTGTACAAATGCATCAATGGGAATGGGTTTCGGTGCGTTTTGAAATAAGACAGCCGATTCCGTTAAGAATTCCGTATTCGTGGTATAGTATTTCGCCCATTGGTGTGCAGTTTGTTTAGACTCGTTTGTCGTGGGTTTGAACAGCTTGTCATAGACCGGAATTTCATCGGACTGTACAAGTTCTAAATCCTTTAGTATATGGGGGTTCACTTCTTTGTGTGAAACATATTGAATGGGTAGCTTGAAGATTTCCATATGGAAAGTAGGTACTAAAAAACACGACTTTATACTTATAAATAATAAATAGATACTGTATGAGAACGCCCAGAAATAAAAAGAGAAGAGAACCGTGAGAATTAATAAATTAATAGGTGGTAAATTAACATTAATCAATACTCTTAATGAAATCAACTTATATACCTTAGATATAGATGGATGTACTTATTATATAAGCAATACAAATAATGATAATATATGTAGGTAGATTCCGCTACACCGTACCTATTAAAGTTTGAAGATGATACTCCGAATGAGGACCCCGAAAATATAGAAAATATGAAACGAATCATACAAGATAATCTCAACAAGAACGGTAAGCCTAAAATAGTAACCATATGTAGACTATTTCATCAACAATATAATGTTTTGTATTTTGTTCAAATGAATTGTTTTAAACCACTTGATCTAACAAGAGCACACGAAAAAATAAATGCAATGAATGATGCCATAAAGCTAAAAGGTCTATTTATAAGTTTGGATTATGTTTATAATATTACCCCCCCCCAAAAGGTAAAACGTTGTTAAGCTGGTCAGGTCCTACCCAATTGGTTTTGTGTTTGAACAATGAGGAAGGCTGTATAGCATCGATTGGATTAGTTCCTGATTCAGATTCCATCACTATCAATAGTAAAACGAATCCTGATTATGAAGGAAAAAAATATAATACTTTATTAAGATGTGCTGTTATGTTTTTAGTCCCATTATTGTCAAGTGAATTTAAATTCATAAAATCAGAAGCAAAAAATCCAATATCTGCTTATTTGCTTCTTCAGAAATTTGACGGATTTATTCCAGATAACGATTATAATGAAGACATTACTGCATTTTTATCAAGTGCTAAATCAACTGATGAAGTTAGAGATTATAAGGCCCTATTACACGAATATAAATTATCTTTAGGAACAAATTCATTTGGTATAGAAGTTTATTGTCCCGTAAATGAATACACAGTAACCAAAAATGAAACAGCCTTTTATGTCTATTTGGACAATATAACATAGAAGTGAAAAAAATATTTAAGTTAATAGATATAAACGATGCTAAGGCTATTTATGAAATGAAGATGCATTTATCTATGATGCTTCGTCTCACGACCATGCAACAAAAATACATGTATATCTTACAGAATCCGGCACATTCGCTTGTGGTCTGTACAGGACCGGCTGGGTCGGGCAAGACGGCATTTGCGTGCAAAACTGCAATATCCCAACTTGCAGAAAAGCAGGTGAATCAAATTGTAATTACCAAACCGCTTGTTTCAGTGGAAGGGGAAGACCTTGGGTTTTTGCCAGGGAATATGAGATCGAAGATGTCTCCGTGGATTGAATCGTATCTGGATATTTTCAAAGAACACTATTCCATGAAACAATTGGAGGAGATGATGAAAAAGGAGGTTATTAAATTGGCCCCGTTAGCCTATTGTCGTGGAAACACGTACACCAATTCATTTGTCATTTGCGATGAATCTCAGAACACCACGCCTAAACAATTAAAGATGTTGATGACACGTTTGGGTCAAAACAGTAAAATGGTGGTGATTGGCGATTTGGACCAACAAGATAGCCACGGTGCATCTGGTCTAGAGGATTTCTTGCAACGATATCCAGGTGGAAATGACGAAATTGCGTTGGTTCGTCTGACAGAGTCCGATGTGTGTAGAAGTTCTTTTGTGAAGTACATTCTCACATTGTATAAATAGTCTCAGGCTTTTATGGAAAATCGTGTCTTCTTCCTAAATGACTTATGCTGTGTTTTTCCATCACTTCGGCGCGATATTCTTGCGTGTAACGGACAAATACATACGCCTTGGGGTCGCACCAATCGCTAGATAATCGGCAATCACTTGGTCTATGGTGAGTTTCTCATTGTTTCAGATAGTTTTTTAAACAGGATATCAATTTTAAATAAAAAAAAGGGGTTTCCCCCAAGGCTGTCTGCGCCTAGGCCATCCTCATCAGGTCGACCCAAGCATTCTCCGCTGTGTCGCGAGTGTACGAGTCGAGATTGTCGACCGTATCCAAGTAAGCAGCCACATAAATGCGCAGCGATTGCATCATTTGTTCGGCTTGATGCGTGTTCAGTTTGTCTCGTAATCCGCGAATTTCATAGCCCTCCAAGATGTTGATAAGATTGGTGTATTCGTCCGTGAAGTCCATATCGGGTATTCAACGAGTGTGCAAAAAAGTATTTCTATAAAACGAATCAATTTTATGTCGCATCATCGATTTGACCAAGCAAGGTCAAACTTAACAAAAATATATTAAATTTGGCTCATTTATCCGTGTTCTGAATGGTAAGAAGTCTATATGAAGTGCGCGATGCGGATGGAATGGCCTCCGCTCATGGCGAACAATTCAAAAGAGACGCAGAATTTTCCTCGTAAATTCAGAAAAATTGAAATAGATAATGTTGCTTACCGTTCTAAAGAATGGCGCAAACACTGGTGCGAACGTGTCGACCTAGGAAACCAGAAATTGGATATGCTCGACAGTCTTGTTGTCCGGAACTGACGCGCGCCTTTCGAAAGGAAGCCGAACTCAAGCGCGATCTTCATTGGTTCAATTGGCAGTTACGGACAACCACTTTTCACGTTAAGAATTATCGCAACCATCGAAACCAATGGAAACGTATTATCCGACAATTGACTAATTATCATCTTCATTATCATGTCACCACCTGTATCATTCTCTCTTATTTACCGTCTTATGAATTACCTTGTATGCCTAGGTTTATGCGTAACGAACCATTGGATTATACATCGATAGATATGTCGCGCGTGTGTCGAATCATGACAGAAAAGCTTGTATCGCTTGGCTATCCTAGGGTCGAATGTGTCGATCCAAGTGAAATGGATGTTTATCTTTCCTATTACAGTTCATCGATTGACTTCCCTATGGATATGGATTTCTTTCGTCACCTCTATCGTATGCTCCAAGCCAAACAGATAGAACATAAATGGCGGATCATTTATTCTCATATGATGAAGGGATTGTCTTCATGTTACAATTATAGAGAAGGTTATTTGAATACATTCTACAGAAGTGATAGAGCAGATCACTATTTTAAACTTTGTCTTGAAACTAAACTTGTCGGGGAGCCATTAGCATTGGTGAAATCCTGGTTTTCACGAATGAAACATCCATCCATCCGAGTATAAACAGCGTCTATCTTTTACTTTTTTTTCGGGTACTGCTCCAATATATCTTAAAGACATACGATGCTATTGAATATGCACAAAAAAAGATATTGTATTATTCGTAACTGGAACGAGTTGGGGACTATTGGGTTTCACCCGCGGTTTAAATTCGTATGATTACAATTATACTAAATTTAAATCTATCCACAAAGAAACGTATCTATATATCAGTAAAGGACAACAAGGATTATTGGGCATATTTTTATATATAAATCCATTATTTTTACCCATTAGTTTGTATAAAGAAATGTACAGATTTGAGGTGAGTATGAGAGGGTTAGAAGAAGAGAAAAAAACAGATTATTATAATAATATGTTATAATCTTCGCCGGGTCTGCAATGCCAATTCTTTTGAACACATTTCCATCTTATTTTCAAAGGGGAGTAGCATGGGTATTTGTTCCAATGCATCGGTTGAAAACCATTCTCCACATAAAGCGTGTGCATTCAATAATTTATGAACCCGCTTTTCATCTTTAGGTTTCAAGTCGGGAAACCAATAGAGTAAATCAACATCATCCACGCTAACACGATCTCGAATGTCCGATGGACAAATACACGAATAAAATCCGCGATGCGCGATTCGACTCCACGCATTTTGTTTTGCATAATGACCAATTTTGATGGCATTCATATGTTTGGAACGATACACATAAACACCCATTCTATATCATCCAACACATCTGTTTATATCGTCAACGAAGCTTGTACATTATCGCCTTTCAAGAAATTAAATTGTATTTTGTATTGGTTGAAAAAACTGCTAAACATATTTCCACCCGGTCCAGATTTATAGATATTCCACGCTTCCTGTGGATTAATGGTATCACTCCAATAATTGAATCTAGAGGTGTATCCTGAAAATCCCCCTCTGGGTGTTAAATTTAAATCGGCAGTCGGGTCCAGTTTCGGCATACCAGGCAATACACTCGTTCGCACCAACTTCCCATTGACATAGATATCCACAGTTCGAGTATTCAAGGATACAATCAAATTGGTCCATTTTTGAATGGGAATGTTTGGAACCACGGTATCAAACGGTTGGTCATCAGTAACCGCCATAGTCACGTGAAGGTCGTTCTCAGTCGGAGCTAACGACAGTGCCAACAAACCTGCAGCGGGTCCTCTTGAAAAAATGATCTTTTCTTGTCCATATCGATAGGTCCAATCGTCCACATAAATCCAAATGCTATAAGTGAAGTTTACGGTTGTACCAGACGGGAGAGAGGTAGGTGGAACCACCAACTCCGTTGTCGCACTCGCAAAATTACTCAAGGTTTTTTTACCATTGAATACATAGGACAATATATAGACGACCACTAAAAATCCTACAATGGTAAGTAATAGACTTGATATGTTCATAGGATACGCCTATATTTTTCTACAATGAGATAAAGAAATTCACATCTGTTTCTACTTTTGTATTCACAAGTTCACCCAGGTTATGATGAATTTGAATACCGTCGCATTGTTGTTTAGACAGAATGAGTTCATCCGTGACGTGTTCCGTCTTTTTCACTTCCATGCCTTGAAGTTTATCCAAGTCCAACAACAGTCCAAAGGATGCCGTTCCATAGTATCCTTCTTGTCCAGTCATTACATTTGCAGACACGCCCCGCATATTGTCCAATTCACCGTGAATGGCTGCTCGAAAGAACATTTCGGGTGTTTCTTCAAAAGATGCCTTTGCGATGGGTCCAATATTGTCCTTGTTTACACCGTGGCGACATACAGACATCATTGGATGCACACTTGTCATTCGGTCACACAACAAGGACTTATGATGGTCGTTAATATACCCACCGTCAAATTCAATCACGTCAGTCAATTCTGTATAAATGCTGTCTCTTGCAGCTTCAATCCCCAGTACGTCATTGGTTTCTCGAATATCATTGCTTATCGTACGGGATGCATCGATAAAGTCCATACCCAATACGTCCAATAAATTGGTACCTACCGTATCCAATACCCATACCTCTTGGGTTTCATAGTTTCCATTTATCTTTTTGACATTATTCTTTACGGTACGAATGTTCACCTTGCGAATGTTCTTTACGCCACGCAATACCAAATTGAGTAGTTTGGTTCGAATATCCTTTAAGGTGTACACATAATCCATGTCATAGAGGGATCGCCCCTTCTGTTTTTTCTTGTTGTCCGTAGGATAGATACGGAAGACGAGTTTGTCGGCGTTGTAGTCTGAATAAATACAACTGGTGGACTTGAACTCCGCACTCTGTTTGATGGTGAAACTAATGTCATCCATCGTAATGTTTCGATTCAACATTTCTTCTGGATTCAACTCCAGACGAATCACCCAAGGGGACTCGATCGTTTCTTCTACGGGTTCTGTGCAATCGACCAACAAATCATTAAAGTCTTTGAATTGTCGTACAAAGGCGCGGTCTTCTTCCGCAACGTCCGTTTCAAAGTGAATGTCGGCTTTCGTGACCACGTCGGCGATTTTGGTGTGTTCGAGTGCAGTCATAAAGAATTTCGCTCGTTCTTTACTGGTTTCATCAAACTCTTTCAGTCGGACCGTAATCGACGGATTTTTCGTGTTCTCCGACAAGGATAGAATCTCTTCAATGCGGGGTACACCACGGGTTACATTGGATTTACTGGCTACACCAGCAAAGTGAAACGTGTTCAACGTCAATTGGGTAGTGGGTTCACCAATGGACTGAGCCGCAATGATTCCGACCATTTCCCCCGGTTGAATTAAGGCACGTTTGTACTGCATCACGATTTGTTCGAGTAACATGACGATGGCTGATTTGGTAAAATGTTTCACCAACAACAATTCTCGTGGTGACAAACAATAGTAATACACGATTTTAAAGAGCGTGCTTGGCTTGTAGGCGCCCAGTGCATCCAATTTATCATAATAGACATCCAATAGTTCATACACCTCCAGGGGCGTCACATCCAAGACAGTCTGTGGAGATAAATGGAACTGTTTACTTAGATTGGAAATGAGGAAAGGAATGCCTACGGGTACGTAAACCTTGTAGTCATTTTTATAGTCAAATATGTAACGGACCAATTGTTCTCGAGAGGTAAGCATAAAGTCAATCCAAAACTTGGAACGAGTCGTGCATTCCGTATGTTGTGAAGTATAACGTTTTCCGGCATCCGGTGATAATGTGGCCAAATCTTCCGGATTCATATTGTAATGATTGTAAATCTGCTCCATTTTCATTTCACACAAGTGCATTTGATACACTTCGACCTTGCCTGGGTCAATATTGTCCTCTCCATATCGAAATTGCACGATACGTCCTTTATGGTTTCTTACGGTACCATCGTACATACCGATACAATCTTCCATCGATTTAATCAATCGGCGCTGAATATATCCCGTAGTGGACGTTTTCACAGCCGTATCAATCAGACCAATACGACCTCCTTGTGCATGGAAGAACAACTCAAATGGGTTCAGTCCGTGAATAAAGGACGAATCTACAAATCCACGAGCCGAAGGTGTATCGTCATACTTGGTAAAATGGGGTAGGGTTCGGTCGCTAAATCCATAAGGGCACCGCTTTCCTTCGACCTCTTGTTGTCCAAGACAAGAGACCATCTGTGAAATGTTAATATCAGACCCTTTGGAACCTGATTGAACCATGATGGCAAATCGGTTATCTGGACTCAATCCACCCTTCCCAAGGTTACCCGCCTCTTTATTGGCTGCTGCTAAAATGTCCTTGATTTGTGATTCGAATTCATCCACATTCGAACGTCCCGTTTCATTTTGAAATGCGTTCAAGTGTGTATCCAAAATGAGTCGGTCCACTTTTTCCTTTTCACTGCGAATGGCTTTCTTGATGTTGTCTTGGACTTCTTTAGACGTGACCAAATCGCTAATGCCTACACTGAACGAACTTACCTTCATATACTCGTTTACAATGTACTGAATATTGTCAATGAAATCTGCAGAAGCAAAGTTTCCAAAATCGTTGAAAATACGATGAATCAGACCCTTGGAGGTAGCACTCAATGCACCCTTGTCTAACCGACCACGCTTGTAGTGTCCATCTATAATCTGTATGACATTATTGGACGTATTCACGTCCTCCGTGTCTTTGAACAATTTATTCTTCTGGAAACTGGTCATTGGAGGTAGAATCAGAGACAGAATATCGAAATTGGAAATCGACTCTGTTTGAAACACCGATACGTCTACGTGTGGTAAATTCACCACCAGATTCATCGCCGCAAGTGCATCGAATCGAATGGATGGACGAGTAAATTGGAAAGATCCCAACAAGGAATCTTGGAAAATACCGATAATGGACGAGTTCGATGCAGGACTAATGATTTGATAAGGAACCGCGGCTAAATGTCGCAGTTCAGTTTCTGCCTCCAACGATTGGGGCATATGAAGATTCATTTCATCGCCATCGAAATCCGCGTTATAGGGCTTTGTATCGCCGACATTCATTCGAAACGTGTCTCCCTTGAACATGACGCGTACAATATGACCCATCATACTCATTCGATGGAGAGAGGGTTGACGATTGAAGAGGATGGCATCTCCATCCATCATATGACGATGGACAATGTCTCCTTCCGACAACTGAATCGATTCTCGATCGGCGTATTTCAATGAGATGTGAACCGTGCGGCTATTGACCTTTCGTTCCAATAATTTCGCGCCTGGATATACGTCTGGTCCATTTCTGACCAAGGTTGTTAAACTATGGATATTGCGGCTATTCACGGTCACTGGTTTGGTGATAGACTTTGCGATTTTAAGAGGGACACCGAGTTCGCGGATGGATAGGTTGGGGTCTGGTGTAATCACGGAACGTGCACTAAAGTCGACACGTTTTCCCATTAAATTTCCACGTACTCGTCCCGTTTTTCCATTCAGTCGATCCTTAATCGATTTAAAGGCACGCCCCGATCGTTGCGCGGCGGGTTTTGCGTTTGGAATCTTATTGTCGATCAATGTTGCCACAAAGAATTGCAAATAACTGTGATAGTCATCGATACTATTCGGAGCTGCTTCCGCTGCAATCTTTTCCTTCAAGGTTTTGTTTGCTTTGATGATTTGCAGTAAGATATAGGTAAGGTCATCCTCACTACGCTGGGAAGAATCATATTTCACCGAGGGACGCACCGAAGGAGGTGGAACGGCGAGGACTTGACAGATCATCCATTCCGGACGAGACCATACTGGACTAAATCCCATAAAGGCAATATCTTCATCTGAAATTCGCCTGAATATCTTAATAAACATTTCGGGGGTAATTTTCAAGGAAAGGGGTTCGTCTGCTTTCCATTCTGCAACAATCGTTGCAAATCCATCTTGTTTGTATTTGGAGGGTTGGAGACAGCCACACCCCATTACACTGGATTCCCCACACCGGGAAATTTTCGTACAAAGGGTTTGAACCTGTCCCCATCGTTTATCGGCGGAAAGTAGCAAGAGGGACCTATATTTGGTCTTATCGATCAATAACTTACTACACTTGATGCAAATACATTTCGCGATACGTTCAATGGTTCCTAAATATTGAATGTAAAATACCGGTTTGGCGAGTTCAATGTGACCAAAGTAACCAGGACATTGAATATAATCGAGACCGTCGGTAGGACAGATGATTCCAGGGTCGAGTGTACCCATCCTCGTATCAAATAACCCCCCAACCACTGCTTTGTTGTTGACATAGGTTTCTTTGCTAGTGATTTCTGCCACAGAGCTCTTGCGAATCTCCTCTGGCGAGAAAAGCCCAAATTGGATGCCTAGAATGGTTGATTCTTGAATCATTTCTTACTATAGTTCAGTATTATTTGTTAAATCGATTTTATTCATTAATATGAAATACAAACGGCGCTTTTGGACGCAAACCACCACGTGTTACCGTAGCAGTGTGTCCAATCCCACCAACTTGATTGATGGTGAAAATCATATTCCGATTCACGCCGTACGCTTTGATTTTGATAACTCGATGATTAATAATTGGATCACTTAGACTATAGGGTAGTCCTTGTTTTTTTGTCCCGCCCGCAGTGTTTAAATTGACGTTGCAATGATAAAGGGTACTTCCAGCGCACCCGGCCCCAATGATTCTGGATTTGCTCATACCTATTGGTATATTAATTTATTTAATCAGCGATATGAAATGGTGGAAAGCAAAATACCGCGTACACTGTCGATATCCACGCCGCATTTGGTTTACACTAATACATAAAAAAAATAGCCTGATCAACATCTACCTCTCGATACTAAATTACACGGACTTGATTTCGATCGTCTGTTGAATTCTCTTCGACGTATTTCTCTCTTGTTGAACTCCGTCCACCCGATGAGTAGGGAGGACCTGTCCTTGGACATTTTGTATGCAACAAGTGGTAGTGTATACGCATATGTATTGCTTTCGGACCACATGACGTGTAAAGAGTTCTTGGATAGTTTAAATGCAAAAGTGTTGCCATCCCTGCTCATTGTGAAGGATTGTAGTTTAGATTGGTATAATTTGCGTTCAAGAATGTTCCACTCCGTAGTGAACAAAGGACTGGAAAATCGAATTTCATCGAAATCGTATAGTGTGGGTCCACATTGACGACAGTATGGACACTTCATGGTGTTTTTATATCCTTGTAAGATGAAGTGACTGACACGCGTCATCTTATATCCGTTTACGTGGTACTTTACTATATAACCTCCACTAAACGACACTGGAGGCATCGTAATACGCATACAGGTAGACTGTATCTTGTCCGAACATTCCAGACAAATCGAATGTGAACAACTCATCGTATTCATGTTCCAATTCGTCATTTTCTCGTAACAAACAATGCATTCTGAATCCATATTGTGTTTTCTATGATTGTTGCTCGTTTATTTCGATTTTATTTAAAAAATTGATATGAACAGAATAAGAGAATAGATGTATCCATCGAATGCCTCATTCGTACAATCTCCGCGACAAAAAATTCAAGACGCTTCTGAATGAAATCTTCCCATCCAAGTATATGGCGAAAAAGGTCGCCGAAGCATCTGATTCGGATTCAGGTTCCGACGAATATGAAACAGATGATTCAGATTATGAGACTGAATCGGAGTCAACCGAATCAGAATCGACCGAAGAAGAAACCGTCAATGTGAACATTACCTTTACTGTAGATTCGGATGCTGAATCCGACGAAAGTTTGGAAGTGATTGACCATGAAAAGAACGATGCATTCTTGGCCAAACTTCAGACACTTGCGGAAGGATTAGGCGAAGAATACAAAGAACTTCCCATTTACAAAACTTATTTAAAAACCCAAGAAACGATGAAGCATAAACTTGAAAATAAAAAAAAAGAGGTTCTTGCCAAAGAACGAGCCGCCAACGAATCCAAATTCAGTAAACTGTTAACCAATAAACCAGCAAGTGACTGCAAATATTTTGCGGCGATGGAAGTGGAGTCCCAACGCACCATCTTACAGACGCTGACAACGCTCCGGGACCTTAACAAACAACAAAAACCCAACCGCATTCAACTCTTGGAATCTTCGATACCATCCGAATATAAGATCCTTGCGTTACAAAAACTCGCACAAATCAATCAAGGAACAGATGGTGAAGCAGGGAAAAACAAAGCGTGGATGGACGGATTTATGCGAATCCCCTTTGGCGTGTATCATAATCTGCCCGTATCCATTGCAGATGGTACCGAAAAATGTCACGACTTCATGGAACACGCCAAACGATGTCTAGATGAATGTACCTATGGACTAAACGATGCCAAGATGCAGATTTTGCAGTACATTGGTCAGCTGATATCGAATCCAAATGGAGCGGGCACCGTCATCGCCATTGAAGGACCTATGGGTACCGGAAAAACTACCTTGGTAAAAGAAGGCATCAGTAAAATCCTACAGCGTCCATTTGCATTTGTGTCACTTGGTGGAGCTCAAGACAGTAGTTTGCTGGATGGCCATCTGATTACCTACGAAGGAAGCGTGTGGGGACAAATCGCAGACATCTTGATGCGAAGCAAGTGTATGAATCCTGTCATTTATTTCGATGAATTGGACAAGGTCAGTGATACGCCTAAAGGTGAAGAAATTATCGGCATCTTGACCCATTTGACTGACTCAACCCAAAACAAGCATTTCAAGGACAATTACTTCTCTGGAATTGATTTGGACTTGAGTCGAGCAACACTTGTGTTTAGTTACAACCATCGCGATAAAGTCAATCCAATTCTTGGTGACCGAATGAATATTATCAAGACGACAGGATATACCACTGCACAGAAGAATGTGATTGCAACACGCTATTTGAGCAGACACATTCGAGAGAATATTTCCTTCAAGGAAGAAGACCTTGTGATTCCTGATGCAACCTTGAATTATATCATTGAAACGTATACCGGTCAAGAGAAAGGGGTTCGTAATTTGAAACGATGTCTGGAAACCATTTACTCGAAACTGAATCTCTTCCGGTTGATGAAACCAGGTACGAATTTATTCGGGGAAGATTTAGCGATCCAAGTCGAATTCCCCTTTACCTTGACCATTGAGATTGTTCGAAAGTTGTTGAAACTAGACCAACAAAAATCAGAACTGATGATGTATATGTAATTATTATGTATAGAAAACATATGAGGCCGAGAAAACATATGATGCCTTTTTTGAATTGTAAGAACAGAACACAATATTTATATGATTTATTTACGATTAAATCCAGAAAATGTAGTAGGAAAAGGTGTCGAACACGTAAACGTTAAGGTCTCGGGCGGCGCATACGACGAGTTTTGGTACGGACAAACCCGAATTTGCCCTTTTCGGTAAAATAACCAGCCTTTTCTAGGCGCTTTTCCTTTTTGGCGCTCTTGTGTTTGCTTAATGATTTCCAACAACCATCTTTGGTTTGAATGAGGCCTTTTTTGGTCAATCCACCGGGAGTTTTATACGCAGTCTCATGACCCACCTGTTGTCTGCTACCTATCAAAAACTTGTAGGATTTACCATTTACGTGATAGAGACCATCTTCACCTTTTAGAATCCGAGTCATATTCTAACCGGATAAAAAAATCCCTAAACATTATAATCTCCTTGTATACTAATGAAAATTCTGTTATGGGTCTTTCTTCTGTGTATTCTATTGTTTTTTAGTTTAGGAAATAAAATTCCATTGATATGGATGCCGTCACACACTGTTTCTAAATATAAATCGCCTCCTGATTATTATTCCGATACCATGGCAATACAGGGCGTTTTTTACAAAACAATCGAACCCATGTCGAATGCCCCTAAACTGGATGGTTCTAAATTATCCAATAAAACTACCCTAAGTACGAATATGGGGCGTTCGGCAGATTTAACTCAACTCAAAACAAATCAACCCATGTCCAAATTTCAAGGACGTAATCCACAACCCGTACAGCTTCGTTCCGCTCAGTCTACTTCGGCCATGAACGCAAGTACCTATCCCGGAACACGCGGCTTGAATGTACTGAGTGCAAGCTGTACCGCAAGCCAATATGGATGCTGTGACGATGGGATCACGGTAAAAAATGCAGATGGAACAAGCTGTCCTGTCCCTGCGAGCGCAAGCTGTATCGCAACCCAATATGGGTGCTGTGACGATGG